TCATTTCTTACCCCCTTCCTTATTGAATTTGTTACCGATAACTTTGTATGAAAGAATGATTCTATATAACATTTCCCCTAAGGTATTTGGATAGAGAACAGGAAAATCTTCAGCTACGATACAAAAGCTAGTGTTTCTTTGATTCCAAACAACCTCGAATACTCTGCCAGTTTCCTTACATCTGAGCAAGTCGTGCTCATAGATAGGAGTTCCGTCACAATCCTGCGCTCCAGTGGACTGACAGATGGTATTAAGGTCTATCGAACATTTGTTTATTACGCCAATATTAGAGTTATGAAAAACCTCGTTAGGCTTAATAGGATTGCAATCTATCCACTCATCTGTTCTTATTCGCTTTGCCTTGAAATTGATTTCGCTCATTGTACCCCTCCTTCCTCGATTACTCCTATCGGCTTGATGTCGTTAACTGTCTCATCCTCGGTGAAGAAAGAAACCTTCATGCTATCGCTTACATAGCCCATAGCAATCACGTTCTCACGACTATCCTTGATGATGCAAATATCACCTCTCACCTCGTTCTGAGTCTTCAAATACTTCACTGCGGCATCCTTCACCGCCAAAGGATTCATTTCCTTTGTTATCGTCTCCCCTGACTGAGGGAAGACGAAATAAAATAACTGCTTGTTCATACTGCTATCTGTTTCTGTTTTGTTTGAAATCTGATTAATATGCTGCGTGTGTCTAAATCGAAGTAGGCATCTTTCTGCTCATTAAAGCTGACCCAACCTTCTTTTCTGTACTTCACACCTTCGGTCTGCATCAGTGCGTTGCAAATGGTGTCGCTCCACTTGTAAGTTAGGGCAAACTGCTCTTTGCGCTTTATCACGATGCAGGTTCCTAAGAAGACAACTTCTGTTACTTCTCCACCAACATAACCGCAATAACTTTGCTTCTCATCGCCAATTTTGCTAGCGCAATTCTTGCCGAAGATACGTGAGAGGGCTACTTTCTTCGTCCCCTCATCAATCATTTCCAATTTTCTCTTTGCCATTACTCTAATCCTTCTCTTCTACGTCAAATGTAACACTCTCCAACTCGCCATTCTCCAAAGCGCCCAAATCGTACAAACGTCTTGCGGCATTCTCTGCGTCTTCGGATGATGCTGCGTCTAGCGAAACCTTGTAGGTGATTTTCTCTACGATTTCTACTACATACTTTTTCATATTAAATCCTTTCCTTTAAAATTAATACTATTGGGGGCGGATGGTACTTGCAACCATCTGTATCGGCTTGGCTACCGCATTCGCCCTATACAAACAACTAGCAACAACTTCACTTGATGCGCTCTAGGCAGGTGTCCTTGTTTGTCTGCTTCCCATTCGTGAGATAATAGCTTTCACGAAATGGGGTCTTTCTCATTACAAAAGTTGTCTTGGCTCTGTACATATTGTTGAACCTATCAACATACGTGGCTCCCTTGAAGAATTTGATTACTATTACCATATCTAGCCCTCCTCTTATATATCAACTATATCTTCAAATTCATTCTTATACTTAATATCCATGGAAATCAGACTCGCAATGTCTAACACGTCCATTTCTGGGTATTCTCCGTACGTATGAATATATACACAGAAACTATCTATCTCGTACTTTTCACTACGGAACAAAGTATAGCTAGTTGTTGGAAAGCGGAATATAATTCTGTCCCAATCATTCTTAGCCAGCAAATCCTTAACTATAGCGTTAGTCATATTCATTATGTTTTATGAGGGAGATTGCTCTCCCTCGGGTTAAACTTACTCCTTCATCAGGCTTTCTACAAGTTCTTCTTTGGTGGCAAAGACGTATCCCCCCTTTGTGTAGTGTGCTTGGTCTCCCATCAGCACAAGCTTGCAATATTCAGAATCCTCGTCCTTCACAAGATTGATGCGGAGAATCTTGTCCTTTGCTATCTTGTTATCACGCATAAGATAGACCTCCTGCCCAACACGGAAGTTGGTGCGCATTGTGGTAACAGCCCTCTTCTGCACACACCAGTCGTATGCGATGTACATACAACTGTAAACTTCATTATCCTCTGCGAGGTCTTTAGCGATGCGGTTGAAAATTTCCTGCTCGGTTGGCTCTCGCTCTTCTCCGCTCTCTTCATTTATTACCTCATATTCGTAACCTAGTCCGTCTTTGTTCAACAAATAAAGTCCTGCGGCTTGTGCCTTTACAACATCTTGGATAGTATGAACCTCAATACCTACCAAATTGTCACTCATTCTAACTGCGTTCTCTGCTTTCATAATCTTATCTCCTATTCTTTAAATTTGTTACTTGTTCTTGCCTATAATCTTGTCTATCTCTGCTTGATGCTGATAGTCGGTGCAGTCGGCAAAATCCTCCTGCTCCTCATAGAAACGTGCTGCGCTCTTCAATTCGTGAAGGCTGGCTTTGGTGTAGTCCTTTGCCGGATTCACTTGGCGAAGATTCTCGCAAGTTCTGCAATACTCGATGAAGTCCACAAGCGATTGCTTCTCCTTGCTATCGTCCTGCGTTCCTGCTGCCATAAGTGGTAGGGCAACTATCGCTGCCACTACCAAAGCTAACTTAATGCTCTTCTTCATTGTCTTATCTCTTTTCTAGTTTAACACTCACTACGTATGGTAATGTGTGCTGAGGCTTGTTGTCCTCGTAATGATATTCAAAACCTAACACAACAATACTTGATGGTTCGTTGTCCGTGATGGTCTCTTCTATCATCTTCTTGCTTATCTGCTCCGTACGTTGTACGTGGAATAAGCCCGAATCGGGTTCGTGTCTCTGTGCTAAAGCTATCAATCCAAAGTCGGGATTGATAAACAAATACTTGTCCCCAGTGAAAACCACGTCAACTCTGTTGCGTGTTGTCTTTGTTACTCTGATAATTTTCATATTACTCGTCCTCCATATCTTTAGCTTCTCTGATTCTGTAACCTGCTATCGCTCCAAAGATGGCGCATAGCACATAAATTGTAATGTCCATAATAAATCCTTTCTTTTAATTGTTATACTTGTGCGGTCTCTAGGCTTGAACTAGATGTGCTCCTCTATTCGCTGACCGCTACCAATTTTACTTCTTGCCAAAATTGAAGATTCTAACGAATCTATAGAACGTCTTGAGGTCGCAAAGGTGGAAGAGGTCTTCCAAAATATACTCCTTGCACTCTCTGTAGGTCTCCTGCATCTGCTTTGCGGTCTCGTTTCCGCATTCAAGCCAATACATAAAGATGGCTCCCAAACTCTCATAGTCGTTGTACTCGTCATAGTACTTCTTCTGCTGCTCGTAAGTCTTATTCTTTCTCATAATCTTGTAGTATTGTGGTGGGGATTACTCCCCACCTAGTTAGTTACTCTTCTTCTCTTCTAACTCAAAGCCCTTCTTGATTCCTTTGAGATACATTTCCGCTTGCTCAAAGGTGTAGCTAGTCCAAGTCTCCAATCCGTCCTCGTAAATGTCAATACATTCGTCCTCGGCTTGTGGAGTGCTCTTAAGCGATATGAAATCATAACCAACGTGGGTGTTGATTTCCTTAACTGATGTATTCAAGTAGTTAATATCCTGCTCGCTTACATCTACCATATTTTCGTTATACTTCAACATAATCGTATCTTTTAATTGTTCAACCATCTAGTATTTGTGATTTTCGTCTGTGCGCCTGCAACTCTGTATTCAGCCGCATCTTTCTTCACTTGTGAGTATGATGTTTTCTTTTTGTCGTAAACACTTTCCTGTTCCCATCCATAGCCGTAGTTAGTCCAGATTGCCCAACCATAGCAGTATTTATTCTTCTTTGCCATAATCTCTTGTGTTTAATCGTTCAACTTTGCCAAAATACCCTTGAACTCCTTCAATCGCTTGTGCGCTTTAGGAGAGTCGGCGTGGTTTGAAATAAAATCCTCTAGAAGGGTTATTCTGTCGCTAATGGCTGATGAGATATTGTATATCTCGTCATCCGTAAGTAATACTATCTTGCTCATTGTCTTATCTTAATCTCATTATTGTTACTTTGAAGATAACCTCACAACTATCTGTTGACTGCTCAATACTCTTGCGCTCGTAAGTTGTGTAATAGTTATCGTATATATCCTTACTGCGTCCAACATACTTGTAACCAACCTTGTTAAGGTTTCGTTTCAGCAACTCAGTTTCTTTGTCGCTAAGATGCTTTGTGTATATTGGCTCCATTGTTACTCTGTCTCAAAATCTTTCGATTCTGCGGAAATCTACGATATTATCTGCCATAGTCTTGAATTGTTTGGCGTGGGGAGGGGCGTAGCCCCGTGGGGGCGCTGCCCCCTTATCTCCCCGAGTTATTACTTTGTTCTTTCACTCATTTCAAACACCCAGTGTAACAATCCGAACTGGTTACTCTTATTGCAGAGTTTAGCAAATGTATCTGCATCTTCCCATTTGTCGAATTGTCCGACAACATCGGGAGTGAATGTATTGCGATAATCCTTGATAACTAAAAATCTTTTCATTGTGTTGTTGCTATAAAATTGTGAAACATTAAAGTGCAGGTGTACGTTTGCTCCCAACGTCTGCAAGCTTCATGCAGCCTAGCCCCCTTCACTTAACGTTCGTGGGTCAACGTGTTTCGATATTTCTCTAGTCTAACACGACTAGCGTTTTTCCATCTTGCGTGATGAGTGTTTGAGGCTTCTTTGCCTTTGTGCTTTGAGAGTGTCACTAACTCGGTGTACGTTGTCCTCGGTGTGTTACAGAGTTCTACCTCTCCGTATTGCTGACTAACACTATTTATATAGCGGTTGTTTCTCATCAATTCACTAATGTGCCATCGCTCCGCTTTGGAAACCAAACTAACTTGATTTCGAGTGCAAATGTAGCATAAATACGTTACACTACAAAATTTTTAGGCGCAAAAATGTAACTTCTTAACGTTACTTAACCAAAATAGACTTGTAACGTATATCTGTTTAAAACTTGTTAAGAATTAAACGTACTTACGTTACATTCCAAAATATATTTGTATCTTTGCATAAAATATAGTGTAACGTATTAAGATATGAGAATAAAAGAAGTTATGAAACGTTATGGCATCACTCAAGACGAGATAGCCACAAGGTTAGGTATAAATAGGGTGTCTGTAAGCAGATTACTAAGTGATAAAAATGATATGAGGGTTTCAACGGCACAAAAGTTCGCTGATGCCATCGGGTGTAAGGTTGCAGAGTTGTTTGAAGAACAAACAGACTTTGCAAGCTATGTGCGCTATAATGGCATCCATTACACCGCTGATACTCTTGATGAGTTCTTTAAACAAGTTGACGAATTAAAAGCAATAGCAAAATAACAAATGTAACATAAATCACAACTTTTATCTATGGTATTCTTATTAATTTTATTCGTAGCATTATTAATTGCTGCGATTATGGTTTGTGCATCCCAAAGGAATAGCAAGCCACAGAAATCACCAGTCGTGTGTGCAACAAAACTAAGAAATGTAGTGATGTCTTCAAATCCTATTGATGGCATTCGTTTTAGTGGAGTAATGGGCTTTGTGCTTGGTGATAGTTATGAATTCTGCTTGTCCAGATTCTCACATCTTGAAATTAGCGTTGATTCAATAGATAAGACTGGAGCTAACTCTATGATACTTGTTTGGGGTAAAGGAGTTTACGAAAACATCAACGAGGTTCGCTTCATATTTGAAAACAATGAACTTGCTTCTATTGTTATTGATGTTGATTTCTCTAAAGAGGGTATTAGAGATATGTACGGCATCTTGATAAGCCGCATTTGTAGGGTGCTGAAGACTGAGCCAATATTAAGCGATTCCAAACAAACAGCTTGGGCATCTCCTAAAAGTGGTATCATTCTGTTCAGACACCTTGTGCCAATAGCGGAAGAAGAAAACCTCTTGATACAGATAGGTAGCTTGTAGGGATGGCGCCAGCCCCACACGGCATGGGGAGGGCGCTTGCGCCCGTGGGGGCGCTGCCCCCTTATCTCCCCCGAGGATTTTACTCCCCCTTCTCCATCACCTACATAGAGAGATACACACACACAATAGAGAGAAGAGAGATAGAAGAACACACCACATAACACAACACCTTTGCCTGCAAACCTTGCAAACCCTGCAAACACTAAGACTTGGTACGGAGAAGGTATAGAGAGGGTACGGAGCGGGGCTATATCGCATCCATCGGGCTTCTTCCTAGATGAGCGGTAAATCCTGCACGAAACCCCGAAAACTACGAAAAACCCACAAAATCAGCCCTAAAATGCCATAAAACGGCTCTTATATGGCTCAAAACTCACGAATTTGGGAGAAATCCCGACCATCTGCCCGAAAATCGCAAAAATCAGCGAAAACGGAATGAGCTAACCTTGATTGCACCTGCACAACATTCAAGTACAGCGTTAAATCTTCTTAAAGCCTTCCTTATGCGCACGTGCGTACCTATTAATGCAAATGGGCTTTTTGTTTGCAAAGTAACTTCATTTACGAAATAAGAAATAACTTTACTTTAGTCTTTTATTCACCCTCGGGAACAACCGATACTAAAATCCAAAATATCAATCACTTGTAGTTTTATTACAATTAGCACTATTGTTTACAAAATGTATAATTTTGAGGGTAATGAGGGAAAAAGGTTTGGGGTGGATTGCGCCCAGACAAACAGACTAGTGGTTGGAGGGGTAAATTTTCACGACCGGAAACACGGCAAAAGCTATCGCCAAATATTATATATTTGCCCTCGTAAATCAAATAATTGCAATTATGAGTGAAATTTTAACAAGAATCCCAAAGAATTTGACCTCTTCCCCAGTGCTTGGGGAGAAGAAGGAGTGGGTATTGGGCGCTGCATCCTTGGCGCTTGGTATTGGTTCGTCTCTGTTCGGTGCTAACAAGGCGAAGAAGGCGGCTAGACGAGCACAAGCCGAGAATCAGTACAGAACGAACGCTGAGAAGGCTTGGTACGACAAGAACTACAACACGGACTACCTCGACACGAAGGCAGGACAGAACCTTATGAGAAGAGCGCAGGAGGTGCAGGATGAGTATATTCGCAAGGCTGATGGCGCTGCTGCCGTTGGTGGTGGAACTGCTGCAAGCGTGGCACAAGCGAAGGAGAGTGCTAACAAGGCGATGGGAGACACGATTGCCAATATCGCAGCGCAGGACACTTCACGCAAGCAGAAAGTGGAGGATGCTCACCTTGCCAACACTCAGCAGTTGTCTAGGGAACGCCAGCAGATTGAGCAGCAGAAGGCGCAGGCAACGAGCGATGCAGCGCAAAATGCGTCGAATGCCCTCTTCAATTTCGGTGTGAACCAATTGGGGTCAGAACTCGAAGGGGCTAATGCACAGAATAACAGCAAGTTAGGCGGTTCAGCAAGTGCAAATGATAACAAGAATGTAACACAAACCCCTAAAGTGAACCCAACTGCTATTGCATACGAAGCCCAGTACGGCAAGGGAGCTGCTAAAGACCCTATCCCTGCTGGCTATAATGAGGTGGGGCAGCAGTATGACCCTCTCGACCTAGCCACTGGAGCCAAGAAGAGGTTGAAGGGGTAGAAGCCCAAGGGTGATGGCTGAGTGAGGAGTGAGCGACTGGCGAGGCAAGGGCAGGCAAGGCATAGAGGGCACCCCAAGACCCCCACCCCCCGTTTGTAATTATAGTATATAAATACATAAATAAAAATCCCGCCACCCCCACCCCCTCATTCTGGATTTCGGTTTTCCGATTTTCCCCACCCCTGAATTTTCGGGAAGTGTTAATGAATTTAAAACATAAAGATTATGAAGATATTAATTAACAGAAAAGATACCGCAGAGCTTAGCACATGTTGCAGATGGTCCGTAAGAGACGGTAAGTTGTTCAATGAGAACACTAATCGTTTCGAGGGCGTAAATGGTGACGTGATTACTTTTACTAAGGAGAATGGTTATTTTCCTTTTATGGAAAAATCAAAGTACGAAGAACGCAAGGCTCGCCTGAAGAAGGAGTATGAACAGAACACCAAGGCTCCTGGTTCTGCTGAGAACCGCATCAAAGAAGATTCAGACGTAAATCCTGCCCTTGCAGAATCAGCCACCCAGTTCAACGATGCGTTGTTGGATGAGCAGGCTAAGAAGATTAAGCGTCTCACTAAAAAGATTGCCCGACTCAACAAGATCATCCATAAGAAGAACTTAAAGATTGAGAAGTTGAAGACGGAAAGTTCTGAACACCTAGCTGGTGAGGTTAAGCTGCACGGAGAGACAGTGGATTTATCACAGAACTTCTGTGATAAGAATGAGGACATTCGCCTTTCAAAGATTCGTGAGAAGAATCTGACCGAGGTGTGCCAGAAGTACGTGAAGGAGGTTGAGGATTTGAGGAAGCAGCTTGCCAATAATGTTGTTGACAAGATTGATGCTCAGGCTTTGAAGAGTGCCGAGAGTGCTCTCGCTTGGAAGGAGAAGGTGATTGCAGAGAAGGATATGGCGCTTGCCTACAACGAGAAGGAGATTGCAGAGAAGGACGAGGTGATTGCTGACTTGACTCATGAGTTGAAAGCTAAGCACAAGAAATATGTGTGGTACAAAGGCGCATACGATGCTGCTCAGCAGATTCTCAATACCATTGCAGATTACGCAGCCAAGCATCATGATAAGAAAATCAGCGACCCGATGGTTGAGGAAAATCATCCTACTATTGACAATCCCGAGGAAATCGAGATTGAAAAAGCCGTCAAGCTTGTTCGCAAGGCTCTGGAGGAAGGTCACACGGTTTCTATTGACTATGATAAAGCAGAGGAAGGTGGTGACCAATCTGCTACTATTGTAGAATGCGGTAAGGATATTGATGATGTATTTGAGGAAATCAAACGCTTATGTCAGGAGTAAACAATAATCAGAATACGCAGCAGCCTAGGAAGAAGCCGGTTACTATTGGCGGCTATCCAGAGGCTGCACATGATATGATGAGGGCTAAGTACCCTGATTATGATCAGGTGATGGGACTGGGGAACCAGACTATGCAGGGTGGTCCTAATGGGCAGATTCCAGCGGTTGCTCCCCAGCCTATGAATATGAACGTGTTTCAGCAGAATGGGGGCGTTACCGGCAAGCTGGAAGCTCCTTCTGTTCAGCTTCAGCAGACTCAGCAGGCACAGACAGCGGCTTCTTCCGTACAGACTCCCTATCTTGGTGATGCAGCAGAGAAGACTCAGCAGCCTCAGACCAGTTTCGAGGGAATGCAGCAGCCCCCTACAGGATGGAAGGCTGACGGAACACCTAGCTATGATGCGCTTTCTTCCGCATTGAACGGTTCAGTAGCCCAGCAGAGTCAGGTTCCAGAGTTCCAGGCAGACCCTTCACAGAGGGATGGCGGTTTCTTCGGGTGGCTCGGCAAGCTGATTCCCAAGAGCCGACCGGGTATGCGTGAGGGTGAGACTCCTGATGAGTATGACCGCAGAATCACAACCAACAGAGAGCGTATTGCTGCATTCGCCGATGCCATACGTCACATGGGCAACATCGTGAATACTTCCAAGGGTGCGCCTTTGCAGGTGTTCAATGACCCTACAGCCATGATGGAACAGGGCTATCAGGCGAGAAAGGCGCAGAGACAGAAGCAGGATGTCATTGATGCTGATGCAGCCTATAAGCAGGCAAACCTCGACCTTAAGAGTGCGGCAGCAAAGGCAGACAAGGTTTATAAGGAATACCTGATGGGGCTTCGTGGCGATAATGCCCAGCTTGCCAAGGATAAGTTTGAGTACCGAAAGGGCAAGGATGCGGCTACCGCCCAGTATAAGCAGGAGAAGGACCAGCGAGACTTCGAGTACAAGCAGGGACGTGACAGGGCAAAGGACGAGCAGACCAACAGAAGACTGAACATTTCACAGTATAATGCTACCCATAAGGGAAGCGGACGTGGACGATCAGGCGGCGGTGGAGGTTCTTCTGCCAAATACGTAACTTGGGATGCAGAAGGCAAGCCTCATTACGCATCCAACAAGACCATGTATGAAGCAAACGAAGCTTACTACAATGGAAATACTTCTGGCAATTCATCTACTTCAAGCAGCAAGGAAGTGTTCAATAGGGATGGCTCTACTACAAGAACTACCAACAGACAAAGCGGTTCTTCTGTTGCACAGAGAGCAGGAGCACAGAGAAGACAGAGGGAAGAAGCCAGAAAGAATGCAGCCAAGCCTGCCGGCAAGTCGAAGAATGGCTATAAGAATACAAAGAAACTTGGTTTATAAACATTAATATATAATATATGGCTGAAGATAAATTTGACCAACTTTATAACGCCTTGAAAGCCGATGGCGCAGTATCGGGAACTAGAGAACATTTCAGACAGTTCGTGTATGCGCCTGGCAAGCAGGGCTATCATAACAGAAAGCAGCTCTATGATGCGCTTCACGCAGACGGTGCTGTTTCCAGTAATTCGTATGAGGAGTTCGCACAGCGACTCGGACTTCACGCAGTAAATCCGAAGCCTCAGCAGCAGAAGCCAGTTCAGCCTGTCAAGAAGCTGACAATGAAGCAGAGAGCGCAGGAAGTAGCAGCTCAGTATCGGAAGCCAAGGCAGCAGAAGGCTCAGCAGCCTAGAACGGCTACAACTTCTGTACAGACTACATGCAGAACTGGCGGTTGATGCACATGCGCAACGACCAAATGACTCCATTGCAGCAGGCTCAGGCTAGTAATGCGCGCGCACGCATGAAAAGAGCACAAGAGCAGTCAGCACGTCAGGAACAGCAGAGAGCTACCCCTATCAGCAGAAGCAGAATAACTCCTACTGCCAAGAATTTCAACGAGACGATGCAGCAGCTTTCTACTCCTGAGGCTAAACAAGCTAGAGCCAAGCAGCAGAGAGAGGATGATGCAAGGAATCTCGCCCAGTATGAGGTTGAAGGCAATAAATTTACGATGAATGACGGCAAATATGGTACTATTGCGCCTGAGATTGATGCTCTTGTTGCTCCTTCAATGAAGGAGGCTGATGATTTGTCTTGGTCTCAGTATCAGCAGGATTTGCAGAAAGCTGGCAATGATGCCTATCTGAGAAACAAGGCGTGGAAGGATTTGCAGGACAACAGGATCAAGAACCGCCAGAATGTACTTGCCGACACCCTCAGTTCCAAGTTGCAGGAAATATACTCTCAGAAGGGATTGCAGGAGCACATCATGCAGAGTGCCGACAAGCTGAACATGGGCGTGGAGGAGTACGTTGACAAGTATGTTACTCCTCATATGATGCAGCGTGCCCAGAATATACTCGGTGTTAAGAATATTGAGGAGATTATGCCTCAGAGTGCCACGGAATATGTGGTGAGAAAACTCAGCGATTCCATCTTGGGAACCTTGTCTGCCGGGCAGGATAAGTCGAGAGAGCAGATTGCCAGAGAGCAGGAGGCGATGGCTATTGCAGACAGTCTAGAGGAAATGCCTACCGTTAATGGCTACAAGGCTAACGAAGGATATAAGTCTGGCATGGGCGCACGTTTCGTTTCTACGGCGGCGAACATGGCGATGGACTCCCCTATTCTCGGAATGACAGGCAGCGCATCCAATTTGACAGTGGATTTGGGAAAGCAGGTCCTGATGAAAGGTCTCACCAAGGCTGGAGTTGTGAAGATGGGAACTAAACTGACTGCACAGCAGTTGGCATTCAAGGCTGCAAACATGACGATGGCACAGAAGATTGCTTCTGGCTTGGTGGAAGGGACGGCGAAGAGTGCGCTCAACCTGGGCGGCTATTCCAGCATTACCGCAGCTTTAGGACAGGCATCTACCGGTGATGATACTTCATTGTCGGCATTGGGTCAGGCAGCATTGGAAGGATTCGAGCATGGTGCTACCACTGGTGCGATGTTCGGAGTATCGGGTGCAATCATGGCTCCTTGGGTGTCAAAGTTCGGTATCACTGGCTTGGAGAAGAGTACCAGCGAGAAATGGTTGCATGGCACACAGAAGCTTGGTGCTACTGCCGCAGGTCTCGGTGTTGAGGCTGGAACCATGATGGTTGCCGATAATATCACCGGCGATAAGGATATTTCCTTTGGCACTTGGCTTGAAGACGTGGTGATGGTGGGCGCATTCAAGGCAGGAGAGCCTAAGAATTACGCTCATATCGGAAATGCGTTGTATAATCTTGCCCATAATGTCAATCCTCATTTCGTGATTGGTAAGAATGCCAACGGATCCCCTATCGCCGTGGATATTCGTCTGACTCCTGACGAGAAGAATGAATTGATTTCTTCTGCATCGGGCAAGAATCTGATGGATGCTTTCGTGAAGGTGGACCGTGCATCGAAGACAGCTCCAAGAGACCCGAAGTATAAGACAGCATACACGGATTTCATGAACGACCCAGACGTTTCTCAGAGCACCAAGGAGAAGGTGAACGCAGCGATGGGACTGTTCAATACCACAAGAGGCAGAAGCTACCGCAGCGTGAACGATGTGAAGAATAAGCAGGTTCTGGAATACACCAAGAACGGAACGCTTCTCACACGTACCTCTTATAAGAATGCCGATGAGCGCCGTGCTATCCTTTACAAGCAGAAGCTTTATCGTGACAATGATGATATGCTCTCGCTGATTGGATATTCCAAGATGAAGGATATGCAGCTGACTGATGAAGAAGGAGCGGTTACCAGTCTGGCATTTGGATTCCTTAAGGAAAACGGATATGATGAGAAAAAGGATATTACAGACCCGAAAAACGCTCAGTTGATTAATGACTTGCGCAACCCGAAGAGTGCGCTCTATCTTGACTGGGAGAAGTATGTGGATAAGAACGGATTGTATGGCTATCTAAAAGCAGGAAGCACAGAGGTTGCAGGTGGTTTCTTGAACGCAATGAAGGAGATTATCAACGATAAAGGACAGATGATTGTTGATATTGACAAAATCATGCAAAAGGACCCAATGAAGCGTACCGACCTGGAAAATAAAATCTTTTATCGTGTAAAGAGAGCACTCGAAGATGAGCTTTTCCCTAGCGGAAAGCCACACGCAGACCAGTCTGCCAGCCAAGGTAAGACGGTAGCCGAGGAGAATAAGCTGGGTACAGACAACCCTGATGGCGGTGTCGTGGTTGATGAATTACGCAATCTCCATAATGCGGAACAGGCGGTTGACGAAGCGATGGAGAGCAACGATGTTTTCAAGCAGACTTTCGAGAAGCTGCACCAGCAGGGCTTGACACCGGCACAGATTTACGATGCACTCATTCAGAATGGATTGACCCAAGAAGAGTTGACCCCACTTGCCCAATATATTAATGCGAACGCTAGAGTGCAGGGTATGCAGCAGGCTACTGCTGATGCCATCGAGGAAAACGTGAAGAGCTTTGTTTCTGATTGGAGCTATCACGGAACATTGAACGGTCAGGCGATGAATGGCGAGCAGGCTTTGTACGTGCAAGACAGCAATGGAAGAACACTTCTTGTTGGTTCGGGTGATGTTGCCTTCGACCAGACTACAGGTAGAGCCAAGGAAGGCAGCGGTGATATGCTTGTCTGCTTCGACCCTAACACTAAGGAAATGGTCTATGTGAAGGCAGATGAGGTTACTCTGTTCCAGAATCAGCCTATCGACCAGTTTGCTGCTGAGTATCGTCAGAGATTGCAGATGAAGAACTCTGAGCCTTACAATCAGGCGGCACAGGAACAGGCGATGCAGGATGCTGCCAAGGCGCAGCAGGAGCAGGAGACTCCACAAGATAATACCACAAAATCGGAAGATAATACCACAAAAGAGGGTGATTTAACAAAAGTTGATACCACTTTAACAAAAGTTGATACCACATCGGGCGAAAATAATACCACAAATGAGGAATTAGCACCACAAGAGCAGCCTCAGCCTAGTAGAAAGTTTGCCGATGGTTCCGATGTTCCTATGACCGAGGACAGCAAGGGAAGACCTACACCTGACTATGAAAAAATGACTCCTGAGCAGAGTGCAGAGATTCTTACTGAGGATTTCGGGGATAATGCCGAGAAGGTGGTGGACGGACAGATTCAGAAAGCTGAGAAGGCATTGAAGGATGCCGAGAAGATGAAGGTGGACTATATCGCCGAACCTAACGACATCATGGAGCAGGAAGCTTTGAAGAATCAGACCATTGAAGCTGCCAAGAAGCAGTTGGACCACGCTCAGAACATCAAGAAGGCTATGACTGCCAAGAAGGTTGCGGAGACCGTGGGTGATACAGAACAGGTTGAGGGTGCTCATGAGGCTGGCAGCGTGGCTGCACAGAAGTTTGTGAATGCGCCTAGACTGGTGGGCAACAAGCGCACAAGAATGCTGCCTGACGGAGAAACCAAGATTAAGGGACACTATGAGATTGTTCCGGCTGAAAGTCTTACTCCTTCTCATGATGTGAACAATGGCTATAAGAAATCTGAGGGATTCCCTACCGATGCTGAGGGCAGAACCGTGAATGATCGTGACTATGAACACGACAAGGCGGCTCAGCAGAATACGGACCAGATTGCCAGGAAATATAACGGTATGGCTATCGAGCAGGTGCCAGTGGTATCTGACGAGGGTATCGTATATGATGGCAATGGTAGAACCATGGCAGGACAGAAGGCGGCAAAGGAAGGCACGGATGGCGAATACATCAACGACCTTCTGGAGAATGCCGAGAACTTCGGCTTTACCAGAGAGCAGATTGAGCAGAGCGGAATCGAGCATCCACGCCTTGTATTGGTGACTGATGAGCGACTGCCATACGATGCAGCGACATTCGCTAAGTTCAATAGAAACGAGAAGAAGACTCAGAGCAATACCGAACAGGCAGTAGCCAAGGCTAAGACCTTGACATCTGATGAGGTAGGCGCTATCGTAGCCGAGATTGAAGGAAATGGCTCTCTTGATGCATTCTTTAACAATTCCAAGGCAATAAATGACTTGGTAAAGACGTTAGTAGATAAAGGCATCATCGGACAGAACGAGGTGGCACAGATGATGGATAGCCCTGAGCGACTTTCTGCACAAGGCAGGGAGTATGTGAAGAACCTTCTTTTGGGTTCTATCTTCAAGCCAGAGACTATCAGAATGCTGGGCATCGACTCTACGGTGAAGAATAAGGCTATCAACGCTATCCGCTCGGTAATGGACAATATGAAGCTGGGCGATTATTCTCTCCGTGATGAGATTGATCAGGCTATCCAGTTGCTCTATGAGGCAAGACAGGGCGGCAACAAGGTTGATACCTTGCTGAGAACATCAGACATGTTCGGTGAGGATGCGGCTAAGCGTTACTCTTCTATTTCTCAGATGATGGCTTTGGCACTGGAAGGCAAGGTTTCTGATTTCAGGGATTTGCTTGATGAATACAACCGCATCGCAGCAGCAAGAAATACTGGCGAGGGCAATATGTTTGAGGCTGCTCCTACCAAGGAAGAGTTAGTTAACGAGTATTTGAACTTTAAAAAATGGCAAGATTATGGCACAGGAAATTCAGAAACAGAAGGAAGCAATGATGTTTCAGGCGTTGAAGAATCTCAACAAGAAGCATCAGGAGGAAATGAACCAGCAGAAGCAGAGCGACCAAGAGTAGAAGAGGCTGACGACTTAGAAAACAAGGAACTCGAAAGTCGCATTGAGGTAACGGACGAGGAAACCGAGACTCCATCAAAGAACGGTCCTATCATGAAGCAAAAGATTCTGATTGATGGAGGCAAGGAGGTTATCAAGGTTGACGAGCCTAACGAGAAGGGAGAATACACCGGCTCATACTATGAGTATGATGGCAAGAAGTTTGGTGACCTGAATGAGGTTGTCGAATATGTTGACGGTAAGGTAAAAGAAAAACCTCTCCCACTCCTTCCTAAGGAAGAGAATCCAGACCCTACTTTTGATCCGATTGCAGCGGCTGCCGCTGAGTTCAAGAAGGAGCATCCTCTGACTGAGGAGGAGATTATGAAGGCGGACGTGGACGATGTGGTGAAGGGTATGGCTCTGGACTATCTGAACGGAGACGTGACAGATGATCTGCACCGTGCTATCTACGAAAGTATCTTTACCAAGACTAGAGAACAGGAGGCTGAACCAAAGGTTGAGACTCCTAAAACGGAACCATCTGCTGACCCTATGGAGGGTATCAAGAATGCGGCAGAAGGATTCGAGAAGGAGAAGAAAGCTAATGCTGAGACAGAGAAGAAGCCTCAGCAGGCGGCTGACGATGCAGCAGTATCAGCTTCAAACAAAAAGGTCAACGACCTGTGGAAAGAACTCATGAATGCTGGCAAAGATGAATTGTCTGCATCATTCATCGGTCTTAACTCCAAACAGCTGGAGTTGTTGCCTAAACTTGTTGGTGCCATGGCGGAGAATGCTTATCTGAGAATCAAGAGAGGCATGCACAATCTTGAAGACGTGGCGAAGGAAATGCGCAAGGAGTTTGCCCCTGCTGCCAAGCTCTTCAAGAAAGAAGATGTGGATGCTATCTATGAGCAGATGATGAATATCCGCTATCGTGACGGCGAGCAGCGTATGAGCTTGAAGGAATGGGCTGACTACTACGAGAAGACTTCGCCTAAGCATCAGGAGAATCTGGTGGGTGACTCCAAGGATGCCGAGGAAAGAAAGATGGCTGAGAAGAAGTTTATTGATACCGTGAACATAAAGTTGGTTTTCAAGCATAAGTTTAACGGTATTGTTGAGCTGAGACAAATCGCTGAAAGAGTTGGCTTGAAGGACATTAAGGACACGGACTTGCAGGAACTTGCTGAAACTGCCATTGTTAAGCGAGCAAGAGGTATCGCTTCTTCTGAATCAACCAATAATGCCGAGAAATTCAAACGCATCAAGACACTCTATGAGAACCAGCCTAGCCTCAACCAGCGTGATTCTGAGCGAGTGATGAAGGGACAATTCTCTACCCCTGCCCCTTACGCTTTCCTTGCGGATATGTATGTGAAGGGTAACGGCAAGGTGATTGAGAGCGCTCTGGAGCCTAGTGCCGGTAACGGCATGCTTACCATCGGCTTGCCAATGGATAAGGTGCATGTGAACGATATTGACGATACGAGATTGCTGAATCTGAACAGACAGGGCTTCGGAAAAGTGACCAGTCAGGACGGAACCCAGCCATTCAACGTAAAGCCGGTTGACATTGTGATTACCAATCCACCATTCGGTAGTGCTACACCAAAGGACTATGACGGCTACAAGATTTCTTCTCTGGAAGGACAGATGGCTATCAATGCCCTGGAGAGCATGAAGGGTGATGGACGTGCTGCTATCATTATCGGTGGCAACACGGAATACGCCAAGAACGGAAGTCTGAGACCAAAAGACAAGGCTTTCCTTGGTTATCTCTATAGCCACTATAACGTGGAGGACGTGATTAATGTGGATGGTATCCTCTTTGCTAAGCAGGGAACTACCTTCCCAACACGTATGATTTTGATAAACGGAAGACGCTTGAACGAGAATGCCTTTCCACCAGTGAAGGATAAGGCTAGAGCCGAGACCGTGAAAGATTATGACGAACTTTATAAACGAATTGAAGATGATATACTACGAGGTGAACGGATGGATTCTTCCATCGGAGGAGAAACAAGAAGTGCTCAACCAGAACTTGATCAACAAGGCTCTGCTGGTACTCCTAAAGAGGGAGTACGAACAGGCGAACGAGGAGGAAGCGAACCAGATGGTAAGCGAGGGACTGACGTACCTGACACATCTTCCGTATCAGGAACCCATGATGACTTGGCGAATCAACGAGGAACCGAGCCAAGAGAAGATGGAGGACTTTCTGGTGGAGATACTGGAACAGACAGAACAGGGACAGAGCCTTCTCGGAGCGAAGGAGCAACCGCTGGAACCAATGAACAGCGAGGAACTGGATCAGGAGGAGCTGGACGGAATGACACTCAGCCAAGTACTGATGAACCTGCCGGCGCCGGGAGCGGAAGCGGACCACGGGGACAATTACAGCGGGTGGACAAATCCGTACGTGGACTAAGCACAGAGAAAGTTACCTATACCCCAAAGAGTGGAAACCCTTTCACTCTGAAAGCCGTGATGCCTGCCGATCAGCAGGAAGCGGTAAACAAGAACCTTGAAAAACTGGGCGATGCCGACCAGTTCCTGGTTGATGAACTGGGCTATAATGACAAGGATGATTTGTATTCTCACCTTGCCGCAGAGCAGGTTGACTCTGTAGCCCTTGCCTTACAGCAGGCAAAGAAGGGAAACGCCTTCATCATCGGAGATATGACTGGTATCGGTAAGGGAAGACAGGCTGCTTCGCTTATCAGATATGCCAAGAAGCAGGGTCAGGTTCCTGTATATTTCACCAAGACTGCAGGATTGCTGAGCGATGTATATCGTGACTTGGTGGATATTGGTAGCCCAGAATTGAGACCATTTGTATTCGGTAGTGCCAAGGAAGCTGCCATTACCGACTCAGACGGAAAAGTCGTATTTGCTTTGCCATCGAAGAGTGAGGTGAAGCGAGTGCTTGACTACATCGAAAAGAACGGCAAGCTGCCAGAGGAATACGACTACGTATTGACTACCTACAGTCAGGTAAGCAATGGTGTTTACGAGTTTGATGAGAATGGTGCCCGAAAAGAGAAAAAGCTTGCGAAGGGCAAGGCATTCGGCGCTGCTGCCCTTAGCGGACAAAGAAGACGTGATGCCATCGAGAAACTGATGGATAATGCTTACCTTATCCTTGATGAAAGTCACACGGCTGGTGGCAATAGCGGTCAGGGAAACTATTTTCAGCACATTATCCAGAAGGCAAAGAACGTTACCTTCTTCTCGGCAACCTTTGCCAAGCGACCAGACAATATGCCTATCTACGCTTTGCGTACTGCCATGAACGATGGCGGTATGAAAGCATCCGACTTGATTGATGCGGTGAAGCGTGGTGGTGCTACCTTGCAGGAGATTATGAGTCAGACATTGACACAATGCGGTCAGATGATTCGCCGTGAGCGAGATATGACTGGCGTAACCATCGACTGGAAGGCGATTGATGATCCTGAGCGAGTACAGGAACAGCGAGAACAGTATGATAGTATCATCGGTTTGTTTAATGATATTATCAATTTCCAGAAGAAATATGTTTCAGGCTACGTTGACAAGCGCAACGAAGAGCTGGCTGAGATTCAATCTACTATCGGTATCAAGAAGGGAACTGCTGCCCTGGGCATCAAGAATCAGCCTTTCGCAAGCAAGGCATTCAATACCGTTCAGCAGGTTCTCCTCTCGCTGAAAGCCAAATCTGCAGCAGAGCGTGCCATCGACTACTTGAAGCAGGGCATGAAGCCTGTGATTGCCTTGAACAACACCAATGAATCGCAGACAGGCAATCTTGCACTTGGTGAGGAAATGGAAGCACCAGACTTGGGTACATCCTTGAAGAAGGGTCTGGAGGGAACTCTTCGCTACACTCAGAAGGATGCCAAGAACAATAGCGAAAGCGGCTATATCAAGCTTGAAGACTTGGGCGATGAGGCTGTTGAGGCTTATCACGAACTGGAAAAGAAGATTGAGCAGACTAGTACAGGTCTTTCTCTCTCCCCTATTGATGTTATCAAGAATGAGTTGCAGAAGGCAGGCTATAAGGTTGGCGAGTTGACAGGAAGACAGACAGAGTTCGTGTATAATGAAAACGGCACCGTTACCAAGGTAAAGCGTGCGGACACAGATAAAAAGAAACTGGCAAGAGAGTTTAATGACGGCAAGATTGATGCGCTTATTCTGAACAAGAGTGCTGCCACTGGTATCTCTCTGCATGCTTCGAGCAAGTATAAGGACCAGAAGAAACGTGTGATGATCGTGGCGCAGCAGCAGCTCGATGTGAATGATGAGGTTCAGATGCGTGGACGTATCGACCGAACCGGTCAGGTGGCTAGAGGCGCATACGAGTATGTGGTTTCTCTGATTCCTGCCGAGCAGCGATTGTTGATGATGTTCAAGGCTAAGTTGAAGTCGCTTGATGCCAACACTACTTCTTCTCAGAAGAGTAAGTTCAACGAAATGGAAGTTGCCGATATTACCAATAAATATGGCGATAAGGTAGTCCGTGAATATATGGCAGAGCATCTTGACCTTTATTCTAGAATGGCAGACCCATTCGGATGGGAAAAGAGCCTTGGGGAAGATTTGTCACGCATCGACCCACAGAGACTTGTAGCCGAGGGCGGTGGCGTCGGTGATGGCGAGGCTGGTGCCGATGCAAGCAAGTTGCTGGGACGTATGGCTCTGCTGAGAGTAAGCGAGCAGGAGAAGATGTTGCAGGAGATTGGTGAGCTTTACGCCAACGAGATTCAGCGACTCAACGAAATGGGCGAGAACGACCTGGAGATTACCGAGCTGCCATTGAAGGCTAAGACTATCCGCAAGGAAGTTTGGAAGCAGGGTGCAGAGCCGGGCGGCGATAATGCCTTTGCCGACAACACCTATATAGAAAAGGTGAACATGGCTATTTTAAAGAAACCTATGAAGGCTGCTGAGGTGAAGGCTTCGCAGGAAGGCTTGACTGGCGGCAAGACTTGGGAGGAGTACAAGACCGAGAAGAAGACTGCCGTGAAGGAGTACTTCGACCAGAAGATTGCGGACGAGACTCAGAGGTATGAGGAGCGTGCGGTGAAGGTTGCTACCAAGGCTAAGGAGAAGTATATCAAGGATGCTAAGAAGGGTCAGAAGGATTCGGGTATGAGCGATGAGCAGATTGAGAAGATGGCTGGCTATCAGTATGATAACATCTACAAGCAGGAGAAAGATAAGCTGAACGATATGGTGAAGAATCTGAAAGCCAAGGCTGAAATGTTTGACCGTGTGCTTGACACCTTCGATACTAACAGCGCTTTCGTTCTGCCTGCAGATATGAACAATCCTAACGAACTGAGCGGATTCGGCAACAGTTACGGAAGGCTCATTGATATTAAGATTACGGATAACTTCTCGCCTAATGCCTCTTCTGTTTCCTTTGCAACCTTGGATGGCAGAAGAAAGATTACCTTCCCTATCGCTGGCAAGGTTGGTGCAGGTGACAACAAGGCAGATGTTATCAGTGCCATTGATAACATGACTAAGCAGGCTGCTGGCATGGGAGACAGTCATCTCAGAGTATTGAATCAAAAGTTTGATAACTGGGATAGACTGACTAGCAATGAGAGCCGCAAGAATGGCTATATCGTGACCGGTAATCTGATGCAGGCTTTGGTTGACAGTAAGGATCAGGGCTTGGGCGGTCAGTTGGTGAAATATACTACTGATACTGGCGAGGTGAAGACTGGCATTTTGATGCCAGACCGATTCGACCCTAAGGGCTTGACTACGGATGCGCCTATCAACAGCGTGGCTGAGAAGTTTGAGCTTTCATCTTGGCGTGGCGGTATTGACGAGGTTACTTCATCGGATGGTGAAGTAAAGGTGAAGCGCATAGACAACAATCGTGGCAACTTCTACGAACTTCGTGTACCGAAGAGCAAGGCAAATGGCGGCAAGTACTTCTTGGATAAAGATTTGCTGAAACTGGTTAATGGCAATAACTTCGAGACAAGAGGTAACAATATGCTTGCCGAGTTTAAGCCTGAGCAGTTGAAGCCAGTATTGGATAGACTCTCTAAGATGGGTGTGAAGGTGCAGGAAGAGCGCAAGACTTCTGAGGATGGCACCAAGTTCCGAGAGGACCATGGCTATGGCAACTATCCTGCTTCATCGGTTGAGAGCCATGTGGAGAAGGTGGCTCAGAAGACTGGCGGCAAGGTTCAGATGGTTTCATCGGTTGATGAAATCACCAACAAGGCGGCGAAGGATGCTATTGAGGAAGGCAGAAAGATTACCGGCTGGTATGACGAGAAGACTGGCGAGGTGCATCTTTACATGCCTAATATTCATGACAGATATACTGCCGAGAAGACTATCTGGCATGAAGTGGTTGGACACAAGGGAATGAGAGAGTTGTTTGGTGATGAACGATTCGACAAGTTCCTTCGTGATGTATGGTACGACTTGGATAAGCCTGAGAATGCGGCTTTGAAGAAGCTGGTGGATGAGGAGAGAAAGTACAATCCTCTGAATATCTATGATGCCATTGAGGAAGGTATCGCCCGACTCGCCGAGGATGGCAAGGGTGAAGCTGGCTTCTGGAATGGTATCAAGAATAAGGTATCTGATTTCCTTCACGAAATCGGTTATCGTATTGCTCCTAATACTAAAGATGTGAAGTACTTGCTTTGGTTGAGCAAGAACTTGCAGAAGAATCCGAATGATCCTTATTGGAAGATGAGAGCCGAGGCGGTGAAATACCGTCTCGACCATGAGCGTATGCCTGCTGTCGTGGCTCACGATGGTATGTTCTACGGCAACGATGGCAAGGTTCGCAGTATGGAAAGTCTTACCAAGAGCGAGTGGGATGAGGCTACAGACGGGCAGATTCACTTCCGCACTACCCCATCTGCCGGCACGGCTCTTGACAGATACCACCGCTCGCTGGACGAGCACGGCTATATGTTCACCGAGAGCTATATGGACAATATGCTTTCGTTGAAGAAGTTGATGAATGCGATTGTGCCTGACAAGAAGATTGAGGATATTGCTTCTTCTGATAATCCTTATATGTTGCAGAACACCATGCAGGGTGCGATGAGCAATGCGGCTCAGATGTTTGAGCGCAACGTGATGAAACCTCTGGATAAGGCGATGGCTGACGTACTGGATGCCTTCGATGGCAAGAAGGATGATGAGAAGATCAGAAACTTCAATCTCTATATGATTACCAAGCACGGCTTGGAGCGAAACAGAGAGTTCTTTGTTCGTGACTTCCTCAAACAGATGAGAATGGATGAGCAGAAGAAGCAGGATGCCGACTTCCTGGAAAACAGTTATTATAGCGACAAGGAGTATCTTGACAACGAGTTGAAGGCTGGCAACATCGACCTGAAGGAGTACTACAGACAGTTGGATGAGAGTATCAGAAACCACTTTGACGCTGACTTCGAGGCTGGCGAGCACGACTATTCGGGTATGCACGCCATTCAGGAAGTGGCAAAATCTTCTGACCCATACGATGATGCTGAGGCTATCGCTAGCGTGATGGATTCGGAAGCGAAGATGGAGGGTATCAAGAAGGGGTCTGTTAAGGACTATTGGGATAAGGTGAAAGCTGCTACCCAGTATTCGATTGACAGCGACTACAAGAACGGCATCATCAGCAAGGAATTGCATGGTCATGTATCTAATATGTTCAACTGGTATGTGCCTTTGAGAAAGTATGATGAGGCTACGGCAGAAGATACTTATGGCTACATTACTGAGCAGGGCGACCCGAAGAGTTACATCGGAAGCACGATCATGAGAGCGAGAGGACACAAGTATCTGAGTGAGACAAATGTGCTTGCGCAGATTGGTGCGATGGGCAACAGAGCCATCAAGAACGGCGGTATGAACGCTATCCGTCAGGCTTTCGCAAGATTCGCACGAAATAATTCGGGCAACAATCTGATTACCGAAACGAGTGTCTGGTATGAGAAGGACCCTATGGTAAACACCGTCTATGAGCGTTACCCTGACATTCCAGAGGATGCTGCTGCTGACGAAATCAACCAGATTGTTTCAGACTTCAACAAGGATATGAAGATGAAGGAATCGCAGGGTATGGCATACAAGGTGTATCGCAGAGATAAGATAGGCTATAAGTTCCAGAGAGCAGAGAATAAATCGCAGCACATCGTGGACGTGAAGATTGCCGGAAGGACTCATACATTTATTATTAATGGAAATCCTAGAGCAGCACAGGCGCTGAATGGATTGCTGGAGCATAAGAATGATACGCTGGCAGGACGAGTAACCGCTAGCATTTCAAGAAAGATGGCGCAGCTCTGTACTTCATACAACCCTGAGTTCGTGATGCGAAACATGATCAAGGACTTCGAGTTTGCATCGACTAACCTTCTAGCGAAGGAAGGTCTTGCCTATACCAAGAGATTTGAACAGTACTATGCCAAGGTGGGTATCATTGAGGGTATTAGAAATTCCAAGCTGAAAGACTTTGCTGATACTGGCGGCTTCGGTCTCTATGCCAAGTATCGCAATGGTACGCTTGATACTACCAACAAACTACATAGATACTTCAAGGAGTTTATGGAGAACGGCGGAGAAACCGGTTGGGTTCAGATTAAGAATATGGAGGATTTCACCAAGGAGTACAAGGCACATGTCAAGACTGAGCGAAACAAGATTCAGAAGGTTGGTATGGGTATCTATGATGCTATCTTCACCAATCTGGAGAACATCAATGAAATCGCTGAGAACTTGGCTCGCTTCGCTACCTATTGCGCTAGCCGAGACAGTAACCGCTCTGTGATCCGTTCGGTCTATGATGCCAAGGAAGTATCTACCAACTTCAACCGCCATGGTTCGGGTAATGCCATCTACTCTTTCAAGAATGGGGAAATGGGAACAGGCAAGACTGCAAGAAAGAATATCTACGGCTTCACGTCTGCATGGTTCAGAAATTCTTCTATGTTCTTCAATGCCGGTATTCAGAGTACTAATCTCCTTGTCAAGAACTTCAAGAACAACAAGGCAGGAACCATCGGGTATATCGCCAGTGCTCCTTTCATCAGCGGTATGGCTATGGCTCTTCTCAACAACTTCATCATCAGCAATGAGGATGAGGAGGACAGAAAGGGAGTGAAGGACCCATACGCTGAGTTGCCTGACTATATCAGAAGAAATAACCTCTGTGTGTATATTGGTGGCGGCGAGTTCGTTACTATTCCGCTTGCGATTGAGGAGAGAGCCTTCTATGGCCTGGGTGACTTTGCGGCTGGTATGACCTTCTCAAAGAATATCTCCAGTCAGAAAATGCCAAACCTTACGGAAAACAAGGATATTGACAAGTATCTAAATCCGTTTATGGATGCCGTGGGCTGTATGTCGCAGCTGGTTCCAGTGGCTGATTATCTCGGAAATGCTTCCTTCGGCAAGCATCCTGTGCAGGAAACCATCAAGGCGGTGGCTCCTTCTGCTACTTCTCCTTTCCTGGAGTGGGTGTACAACAGCGACTGGAAGGGTGCTCCTATTCAGCGAGACAACAAGTTTGATGAGAATCAGCCTTCTTGGATGCTTGCATACAAGGGAACACCAGAGTGGATGATCAATATGAATAAGAAGGTGAATGCGCTGACAAATGATGTTGCTCCGGGCAACGAGGATATGAAGGGTAATGATTTCTTGGATGAAGTTACCAATCCTTCTGCCCTGCATCATTTCTACGGAAGCTATTTTGGCGGCGCTGCAACATTCGTTGAGCGAGTTGGCGGATTGATAAAGAACGGCAAAGACACGGAAACCAAGGATATTCTTTTTCTCCGCTCTCTTCTTTACACGCCGAATGAGCAGAGCAGTTTGCAGCGAACCAAGAGCAAGTGGTATAACTACAAGGACGAAATGGAGAAGACCATGGCGAACGTGGATAGATTGAAATCGAAGAACGTTCCGATTGATAAGAGAATCACGAATATCGGTGAGTATTATCAATTCCAGAACTCCAAGGAGGCTGCCAAAGTGAGAGTAATCGAGCTGGCAGAGAAACAGATGAAGCGATGGAAGAAGATGAGGGATAAGGCTAGCGATACCGAATCTATTAACTTCGCTAACCAGAATATTGACAGGATCATGATGGATGCGGTGGATGAGCTGGATAGATTGGAATAAATATAATGAGGAGTGGGCTTAACGCTCGCTCCTCTCTTTTATACTATAGCAAATATGGCATTTTTACTACATGGAAAATAACGTCATAGATAGCCCAAGAACTTAGTAGGGTAATCAATACTCTATATTGGTTCTTTTCGCCAAGAAGATGATATATAAGCAATGCTATAGGTATGATAATAATCATATCTAAGAAAACAACTAAAGACTCAGCAAGTCTATGAACAAAAGGAGATGGGTGATAAAGACCATCACCGACTGCTGATGCCTCATCATAGACGTTGTTAGTATTACTGAAGTATCTCAGAACAAAACATCCCAAGAAAACATAAAAACTTAAAAGCCATTTCTTCATATCGCTAAATTGTTAATTCGTTAATTTTCGTGCAAAAATACTAAAAATATTAATAGGGTGTATCTCTAAAGTGCAACTTTCTTTATAGTTTAGACAAAAACAAAATAAGGTGAGCACATGCCCACCTTATTATATTATATAGCCTTCAACTCTTTAATCATGTTTGATATTACATCGTACATTTTCCCGAGGAAGCCATGTTCTTCTGCTATATCCAACTTGTTTTGCTTAGCTTTTTTCTTATAAGCATTTATAGATATACCAAATCCATAATACAAATTCTGATAAATCTTTCTCCAGACATCTTGCTGCTTAATATCTGTTGCAGCAGAATATTGATTTACCAACTGGCGGACTTTGTCACGGAGCTTTATTTCCGGAACAGAATTGGTAGAAGTCTCTGCTTCAAGAAGCTTTTGAGTATTCTCTATTCTTTCCTTCTCCATATTGGCAACCTTTTCCTCAATCATAGCGATTCTTCGCTCTTGTGAAACAAGTTGGTTGATGGACATCTGGAGAATCTCCAACTGAGACATCTGCTTTGGTTGCTCGTTTGTAAGAACTCTTCTCATGTTGTCGAAAGCATCATAAAATTCATCTTTGAATTTTAAGGCATTGACTCCATTCCAACCCATGACAAGTATAGAAAAACCTTTTTCGTTCATTATGTACATAGGGTTGCTTTTTCCAGTAATATCATCGTAACTTGTTGATTCAAAGGCTAAACGCATTTTTGCGTTCAGTGATTTGTCTTCAACATTAAGAAGTTTCTCAATACTTCTTATCACATCACTATGACGCTTTCCAAACTTTTGGGCTACCAACAAACTATTTGTCAGTACCAGGTTGTTTGCACCTTTGAAGACCAAATCATTCATGCCGACTAATTTACGTTATCTCTCAACAAAGATGCTGCTTTCGCAATAGCCTCAATTAACTTTAGTGCATGTTGCTTGTTAAGCTGCATAAAGAATTCGTCTTCGTTAGCGTTGTCGTACATACTGATAGCAACAACATCCTCGGTAGCCTTTACTGGATTCCCATCTTCATCTACCGAAAACATGGTGGAAGTTTCTACCTGAACCTGTACGTCTGAGCAGGTAAATAACTCTTCTGACTTAAACGCCTCGTTTACATTCTTAAATTTCTTTACCATAATAATATATATTTTAAAATTTAACTTCAAATGAAAGGGCATAAAAATGCCCCATCCGCTAGTGTGAGAGGTGCAGACAGGGCATTATATATTGTATGATAAAATCCATTGATTCTGTGTCTGTTTGTGCCTCTCACCTCACGAACTTACGAGTGCAAAGATAGCACGATTTTTCGGAATAAGCACAATTTTAAAAGTTAAGAAATCCGTATAGCGTAAACCTGTCAACAACAGCTCGACGACAGTTCTACGTATTATCTCTGGAATCCCCTTTGTTTATCGGCACGTCACATCATTTAACTGTTTTCGAGAATTGATATTTTAGTCGTGGTACGACTTGGCTTATGGTATGAGCAGCAGATTACTCAGTATATCTTACTGGCTATCAGAAAATTACCTCGCTGAAAATAATATTTGAGCATAGTTAGGTAGCTCCATGCTTTCTTCGTAACTTTGCACCAAGTTCAATAGTGAACGAAACGATTAATCTATCATTTATTATGTCAGAATCTAAGACATACATCTTTGGTGAAAACCAAAACGGAGGTTCAAACGGAATGCTTGGACTTCTTGCTCCTCTGCTCCAGAAGCAGGGTGTGGATCCAAATGTGCTTCTCGCCATGAAGGGTAATAACGGAATGTGCGGTGAAGGCGGCTGGTTCATGTGGGTTATCTTCCTCTTCTTCCTTATGGGTTGGGGTGGCAATGGCTGGGGCGGCTTCGGCGGCAACGGTCGTGGCGGTATCGCTAACGAGATTAACAATGACTACGGTCGTAGCCTCTTGATGGATGCCATCGGCGGTAATCGTAACGCTCTCAGTAATCTCGCTACTCAGCTCAACTGTACCGAGGGTCAGATTCAGAATGCTATTTCTGCCTTGACTTCTCAGGTTCAGAATGTAGGTAATCAGGTTGGTATGAGTGGTATGCAGACCATTAACGCTTTGCAGCAGGGTAATATGCAGATTGCTCAGCAGATTGCAAACTGCTGCTGCGAGAACCGCTTGGCTATCTGTCAGCAGACTGGAACCTTACAGAATGCCATCAACAACGTAGCTACCGGTCAGGAGCGTGGCTTCGCTAACGTGGCTTACGAGACTCAGCGACAGACTTGCGACTTGCACAACGCTATCAAGGAAAGCACTCAGACCATCGTTGACGGTCAGAAGCAGGCTGAGATGCGTGAGATGCAGAACAAGATTGATTCTCTGCGTGAAGAGAACAGTACCTTCAAGTCTTCTGCTATGACCTCTCAGATTGTGGGTCAGGCGGTGGCTCCTATCAATGCGGTATTGGCAGGATTGCAGAGTGAAGTCAACGCAATCAAATGCGCCCAGCCAAATACGGTGACCGTACCATACCAACCATTTCAGGCTGTTCCTAATTGTGTAGCAGCTCAGTATGGTCTATATGGCTGCAATGCAGCCGCAAACGGCTTTTGGGGTTAATCTACATCGGTAGATTGAGAGTTCTTTGACTTATTGATAAGAGATTCGTAATCGGAAAGCAACATCCATTCGTAGCCTTTATGCTGAGTTGCTAAACCTCTACAACATAAAGAAATGCGTGACGGATGAAAACCATTCTTTTTTGCTTCTACCATTGATTCATAAACATGGATTAATTTTCCACCTTTGAGTTGACAAACTTTATAAGTTCTCTTGCAATTCGTAAGTGGATTGAGGTTATTTTGCAGGAAGGTACACCATCTAAGATTTTCCACACGATTATCTGTCTTGATGGTATTTACATGGTCGATACATGGGTATTCTAGAGGATTTGGTAAGAATGCAGTAGCTACAAGACGATGTATATAATAATTTTTTGATATACCATCTTTGGCTAAAGCTACTCCAAGATAGTTTCCATAAGCAGTAGGATTTAAGATTCTTCTGCTATAGGTAGATTTAATTCTTCCCAAAGAAGATATTTCATACAATCCTTCATAGCCTTGCACAGCCTTCCATATTTCACCTTCAAGTGAATTGGTATCGTAAAGTTTGCGTGCTTGTTTCTTTCTCCTCCAATAAAGATTATCAACTTTGCAGTTGTAAAAATCACCGTCCTTGGCTTCAAGTACGTAATTATCATCTGGCTTTGGAAGAAAGTTTTGAGCAACGAGATATGGAAGATGCCTCTTGCTTTGCTTGCTTTCTTTTGAAAGAGTAACACTTGGTGTTTTATCACCTTGCACATTGCTTGGAGTAAGCAAGTGTGGTTGCTTATAAACGTTCTGGTAACGATTGTTCGCATATCTTTCCAAAGATACAACTCTACCATAAGACGATACTTTGTATAGTCCTTCAAATCCGATTACATCTCGCCACTCTTCACCATCCAAGGTGATACTTTTAAGAAATTCTTGATTGTTCATAATTGTCAACTATTTAAGAACGTGTCAACTTGAAAAATGGGAAGAGGCGTTGACATACCTCTTATCAATGAGTTAATTACTCTCATCTATCCCGATGCAAAGTTACTAATTATTTTTTAAATAAAGAAATTATTATGGCATTAATTTGGAATAACCCTTTCGTTTGGGTAAATAAAAGAGGCTCGGCAGCTATCGCTTCTACAGGCGTGGCGGTGAATACTGCCAATGTGGTGTTCACCTTTAAAAACCACGCCTTCGTGAATGCCAACTACAGAGGAACGATTTTCGTAAATCTGAAACAGGCTATTCCGGCTGGAACGACTGGTACGCTGCCAATCCTTTTCGAGACCAACGGCGCAACCCAAGCTGTAACCAAATTCAATGGTGATGCTTTGACAGTTGCAGACGTGCCGGGAACTGGAGTAGTTCAGCTCTGGTTCGAGCGAGATACTAACACCCTTCAGCTGATGACGGGTATTGTTTAACAAACAGAATAGATAATAGGAGATTACATTATGTTTCAAGGACTACGAACAAATTCTTTATTCTATGTGCTCGACAAGGGTGAGAACCCGAACTTGAAGATCGGTCAGGTTGTTTCGGTTAGCAACCCTCAGACGAGATACCCATCCTACAACAATGGCTTCACCCCTCAACCTATGGAGACTGTGGTTGACGTGAAGGTGAAGATCAATGATGAAGAGGTGGATTTCAAGCAGCTACCTGCTAACGGACAGATAGCGAACGACAAGAATCTTGTGGTGAGCGATAACAAGGAAGCCATGAGTGCAGAGGTCGATGCGATGCTGAGACAATCTAAGGCGATACTGGAGAGCGTAGATTACCACGAGAGAGTCGTTAAATCTTGTGAGGGAATGCTACTGCAGCTCAACCCCCAGATAGCCAAGGAGAAGGAACAGGCTGAGAAGATTTCCAAGTTGGAAGGCAAGGTTTCTGGTATGGAGGGCAAGCTTGACAGGATGATGGGATTGCTCGAACAAGTTGCAAGCAAGTAATCTCCTACCCTATCTATTCACTTAAAAATCTTAAGATTATGATAATGGTTGAGATTACAGAAGACAAGTTTGATGGCTTGTATGAGAACATGGAGAAGGGTTTGCGCTGCCTGGATAAGGCTATGAATTGCCTGAGCGAAATGAAGCGTGATGGCAGACGTGACCGATACGGCGAGCGCAACCGCATGCCCGATTATAGAGGTCGTGGAGGCAGAAGTGGTATGCGAGAGCATGAAGAGTACGACGACATGCGCCAACGTGAAGACCGTGGACGTGATTACAGAAGTGATTACGGAGAAGATTACTAACTAGTTTGGGGTGTGCTCAAAAGTGGGCATACCCCTTTCTTAAATTGATTGAGATTATGGGAAGAAAATACAGACAATCATTGAATGCCTACGATTATCAGCCGGAAGAAATGAAGGCTTATCTTCGCTACAATGGCTGGCACTTCAATAAGAAGATGTGTGAGTGGGCTATCAAGCAGATGCGGAAGAATGGAAAGCCTATCCGCATAATGAGCAAGGATGATATTGAGGACATCTTGAAGAAGAACAATATCGTGCTGGAGAATAATGTGGGCTACGATGCAGTTTACATCGCACACATGTGCTTAGCTGATTTCTACGGCTCGTCTATCACAGAGGAGAAACAGATGGCTCAGTTCATCAAAGACTACGTGGATGATGAGGATCAGCAAGATGGATTCATCTTCAACAGGTTTTATGCTGATACATCGTTTAATGGTGTTGGCATTCCTTGGGAAGACATTTTGTAAAATATGACAGAGCAGGAGATTTACATAGATAGATACGACTGGACCGTACACGTAATGTACGATGTTCACTCAAAGGATGCCATGAAGGTAAGAAGGCATCTTCGGGATTTGGGATGCAGCGGCATTCCTCTCGAAGATGCCTGTAATCTCGTGCTCAAAGGTGAACCAAACAAAGGCATCACCTATTCTAATGTTGATATAAGAAAAACGGTGGTAGTAATCGGCTGGACCACTTCTAAAGCAGAATACATGAACAGCCTCAGTCATGAAATGCTGCATGTAGTTCAGCACATATCCGAACAGTTCTTGATAAATATGTATGGTGAGGAGGCTTGCTATTTTCTTGGTGGATTGGTGCAGGCTTTCTACAAAAGAAAAGGGTGAATCTTTCGACTCACCCTTTTGTTTTACTTAATTACTTGTAACCTGCCTCTGTTGCGTGTTGGCTAATCTGCTGGGCAAACTCGGTGTATTCCTTCACCTTTGAGTCGCCAGACTTGAACACATTGGCAGCAACATACTCTGCAATGTCCTCGCCAAACTTGGCCTTGGATGCCACCTTCACGATGTTTTCCACCGTCACAGGCTTCTCCACACGCTCCACACAGTCATAGATATACTTGCCCTTCTCCACGCCATCAGCATCAACTTCCGTTGTCTTGCGGATATTCAGTGGCACATGAACCTTGGTTTCTCCCCAAGGCTGCAACTCAGGCTTCACGTCTGATACTAAATTTTCAATATACATATTTTCTTGTTTTAAAATGTTATACTTGATAAAAGCGCAGCTTGGCTGACCAGCAGTCTAATGGCTACGGATAGGTCAGCTAAAGCCGAAGCAGACCAACGATTTCCGAAAAAGATTTGATTCCGTTTTAATCGGTTTTCGCTTTCCGTGTCCGCATTACAAAACGAGTTCACAGCGGAAGCGAGAAGCGACATGCGAAGTCTCAAACGATGGAACGAGAGTCGCAGAACATAAACGAGGAACGGAATAGTCATATAACGCATTGCCACCAAACATACCAGCAGTCTTTCTACGTCTCTTACCAGTAGTATTATTATTAACTACGCTGATAAAGGCAGACTGATAATTGTTGATATCTCCACCAGCATCCTTTGTTACCGCAAGGCAAATACCATTATGGGTAATGGCATTCTTTGTCCAGGTTTTCTGAGAACCCAAGTCGCAAACCTCCTCGTAGATGCTCTCGAAGTAAAACTTCGTATCGCTATCCTCAAAGTTGGAGTCCGTAACGATAGAATCAATATCCTTTGCACGGAACAGAATGTTACGGTCGGCAGTATCACCATGGTTACGGAAATTCACAACCTCATATCCAGAAAGGAACTTCCAAACGTTACCGCTAATCCAAGAATCACCTCGCCAGATTGCATTCATCAGGTTCATCTCAAACAGATGCTCGGTCTCGTCCTCGTTCTTATTCAAACCACATGTAAGCTTGAAAGTCAATGTCTTCTTCAACACACCAGTCATTACACCGTTGCTGATACCCTTCAATGGTTGGCCATCTGAATTATATACAGGTGTAAGTGTAGCACCATCAGAAACCAGTTTCTGAGGCTCCAACACCTTAGTCAATGAACTCTGTCCATTCAATGCCAACCAGAGGTTAATATTCTGTCCACCAATATACACACTTGAACTAAATGTGAAATACTTGTAAGTGTCATTTACTAATGTTCGGAAACCGCTGGTTGTATCCCAGTTTGAGTCAGAAGGAACCACATTAGAAGAGATACCATGCCCGAATACAGAAGTTAAATCCTTTGTTCTGCACTCCACGAAGAGCAATCCCATGATAATCTCCATATCAAGCGTAGTACCATTCATGTATGGCTTATTGGCATTTACGTCAGCGTTACGAGCCTTGGCAGCAGCTTCAAATCTTGGTCTTGAATATTCCGCTGTAGGATAGCCACGATTATTAGCAAACGAGCCGTCACTAATCTCCTTGGCCTTTGTCGTACCCATATAGCCAGGATTGTTACTGTAGATGCTTCTAGCCTTGTTGTTGACAACAATCAATTGACTAGGAGACTGTGCAAAGGCATTCCACTTAAAGGCTTTGTCGTTGCCATACTCAAAGTATGAGTCAGAGTAGATAAATCTCTCATAGGTAGGATCCGTACCACCAATGATACACCACAAATCAGGGAACACCTGCATGATGTCTGAACCGTCTGCACCAGTAAGGTCAACGTTTCCACCGTCAGCAGTCTTATTGATGTTAGTCTGGTTAAGAACACTCGTAACAGTAGCATCCTTTACAAGAGCCAGCTTAATCTGGTCGAAGAGAGGAAGGTTTTTCAGAAGTTCCTCATCGCCTATCATCTTATGATAGCCATGTTCACCGCCATTGTTCGATGCACCTCTTGTAAACTCGATACCAACATAGTTCTCTAGTTTCTTGCCGTTGGAACCAGTCATGGTTCCAGGCGTTTGAATAATTAATGCTTCACTCATAAAATATTTTAATTAATAAAGTTATAAAATAATTCGCTTATAAAAGTTCAGAAGCCAGTTCTGCATAGGATATGGCTTGCCAACTATAGTGTTACCCTTTACATCCGTAGTGTGATAGTTCACCGGATTGAAAGGTCTGCTCTTGTTAACCACGGTTCCAGCCGCATCAGCGTATGTGTTTGTAAGAACGATAGGAGCGTCTGTTTCAATAACATCAAACAGTACCTTGTCGCCATTTACATAACCTGTAGATGTAGCATAGGCCTCATCCCAATAATGCAGAGTCTTCAATTCCTCATCTGTAGCCTTGGCATTCCCTGTCCAGTAATAAGCCGTGCTCCATCGGTTGTTAGAGTAAGGAACAATGTTCTTGTTACCGCCCTTAGCTGATTTCAGCAAGTAATCAACGTTGTTGATGCTAAAGATACACATGTCGCCATAGTTGTATATGGTATCTTTGTTCCAGGCAGAATAACTCTCCTTATCACTATCATTAGCCGCCCTTACGGATTCCCATACGTTGAATGTTTTTCTATTTCCATGGTCAGCAGAATCATCGCGATATTTGTACAGAGCCTGCCAGTTGTCACTGTCTCGTATGTTACCTGCGCCCTGATAATGGCCATCTTTACCGCTCTCGCCCTGTCCTGCATAGGAAACCTCCACGGCTCCCGTAAACTTCTCGATGTTGCCGCAAGTCAGAATGATGCAGTTCTCTGAGATAGTTACATCGGTTATAGTCTGAAGACCTCCCGAAGTCATGCTCTTCCATACGTCCAGCTGCGCTACGGTTCCCATACGTACAGAGAAGCCATAGTTCTTATATACGGCATCCTGCGTATAGGTGTCAATTCGCAAAGGAGGTACAATAGGATTGATGTAGATGTAAATCTTATTACCCTTCACCTCAAAACCTTCCGGCTGCAAAGGTCTGAAATCCATGTGCTTTAAGTAAACATAATACAGAGCCTTAGCACAGTACTCACCATACCAGCGATAGCCGTTCATAGAAAGATGGCCACCATTGTAGTCTGGTGTAACATAGGTCGGACCAACCTGCACCACATCATCCTGCTCGTTTGCCATTTCATAGGTCGCATCATTGATAGTCTGATAAGCATTACCAATATAAGTACCGCAAACGGAATAAGGCATGAACACTGGTCTGTTCGCCTGATCATCACCGAAAATACTTTTGGCAAGGGCAAAGATGTCTTCCTTCAAAATCGTAAGACCCCTCTTGTAGGCATCCTTGCTACCTTGAATATTATTATCATCAGCGGTTTTCTTAGCATCCTGAATAGCCTTCCACTCGTCATAGGTCTTACCTATATATCCCTGGCCATAATCTGCTTCACCCTGTTTCCAGAAAACGGCAGACAAAGAAATCGTCTTACCCTCTCTATCTGCAATAGCCTTCACTGCCTCGAAGAAAGGTTTTACGCCATCTTCCAAACGCTTACCATTGCAGTTAGGATAGCGCCTTACGCTTGGCTGTCCATCTGAATATTTGTTACCACTGAGCTTAGCCAAAGTCCAGCCACCTACACCCAGCGAACATGCAATGAACTTGGTATTCTTGTCCCAAGGTCTCTCTTTCTTGTAGAGAGATACAAAGGCATTTACGGTGCTGACGATGGTATCTTGTCTTGTACCAGTAGCCACACCATTAGACATCACGGTTCCACCGACCTTTAAACCCTGTAATGTATCACCAGAAGTATTCCATACATTATCTCCCAACATTAGGCATCCTTCTACCACATCGTCATTAAATCCAGCTGGGTTCTCCGTACCGTTAGACAAGCTCTGTCCATACATCATGATGATGCAATAGTCAGTAGTTCCAGGTTCCTGCAATGCAACATTGCCAAGAAAATGTCTTCCTGTATTTCCGTATAACATAACTTTATCTAAAAATTTATTATTAATATCCTTACTTTCTTTGTTGTCCACCTTTAAAGCCAGAGAGTTAAGCGAATGCTTTATCTTGTCAAGTTCCACGCTTACCTCATCAGGAATACCTTTAGGCTGATAAACCCTTCCGCTCTTCATGATACCCCACAGCACATTTCTGTTTCTGTCTATAATGGCATAAAGGAAAGTCATAGACTCCTCCCTGGTAGGAATACCATCTATCACTACAGATGAAGCAAAGAAGGAACCATCCTTTCTAATACCAAGCATCACATTGCCTGCTGCATCAAGCACCGCAAAAAGCCAGTTCTCATTTTCCACCCTCTCAATAGAGCATACACCCTTGATGGAGTTGGCAAACAAGGCTCCATACTTGTCGAATCCGCCCACCACATTGTGGTTTGCGTCCACAATGGCGAAAAGCCAGTTCTCCGAATCCACGATGTTGATACCGGAATTGATGTGGTCTAGCGTAATTCCGTTTACAAGTTGCAGCTTTCCTGCCTTGGTGATGTTGAGGACAACGTTTCTGTTTCTGTCCAGTATGGCATACAGACTGTCTGCCATGGTGTCAACGGTCTCGATAGACATTCCGCTATGCGTCTTCAACTTGTTGAGGATAGAGAAGATACCTTCCTTATCTACAGAAAGAAGCTCATTCATATTGGAATCCACCAATGCAGCCAATATACCGTCTGCATCAGTAGTCTTGATAAACCTCTCCAGTCGTTCTATTCTCTTGAAAGCATCATCAATAATAGACTTAACCTCATCAGGAATACCACTAGGAATGACAACCTTTCCGTCTTTGGTTCCGGCTATCCATACATTTCCTATCTTGTCAGCGATAGCCCATTCATAGGAAGAGTTACCACGTCTGATGATGGAAGTACGTTCGCCCACCTCAGCATCAATATCCGCACGATTCTTTTTCAGTACATCGTAGATGATGTTTACATGCTTGCGTGCTTCATCCGATATTCCGTCAGGTATAATCCATCGTCCACTCTTGGTAATACCACCAAGGAAGTTGTCTTCCTTGTCAACGATAGCTAGCAGATAGTTCTCATTTTGAGTGATATGGTAAAGGTTATCTCTTCTCGTAACAATATCAGTTACTGTATCATCTAAGTCGCTGAGTTTAGAATCGACTTCATCAATGGCATCCTGAGCATTTACGGCTGTCAAACCAGACTTCTCATTATCATAAGTAACGGCTGTAGCCTGACTTGCTCCACCAGTAGCGGCTATAGACTTGATGGTTTCTTCAATCTGAGTACTTCTTTTATCTAGAGTATTGAAGTGGGATTGGTTATCTTCATGTTCTTTTTGAAGACTTGTAGTATCACCTTCAAGGAAAATCTGTTTGGCTGCACCTAGCTTTCCTTTCTTGGTTTTAACCTCAATTTCGTCTGTTAAATTTATACTCATATTATATAATCTTTATACGTTTATGATATTACTAAATTCCATGTAGCTGCGGTGAGAGGATTGGCGGTTCTGTATGCCTTGAAACTGCCTAGATTATTTGTGATAGTCTGAGGAGCGGCAAGGGTTACATCGAATCCTGCACTGGTTACACGGGTGATAGAGATATAACTAGGTACTACTAGCCAGATGTAATCATTATCCTTGGTAGTTACTTTTGGGTTGAATGATACTCCTGTAGATGATACCTTGTTGAGCGTATTAAGGATTTCTGCGGTCATGGTGGATGCTGGGTTCTCTCCAAAGTAGCAGAGATAGCGAGTCTGGGTTGAACTCTTGCCAGTTCTTCCCTCCTTGGTTACTGCATACTTGAATATTTCTCTTGCTCCTTCGATTGGGGTGGATATGGTTCCACCTGATGATGGAGTTGTTGAGATATTCCTTGCGGCATTGTCGTTAATCTGCTTACTGATGATGGAAGTATCAGGCACAAGGGGCTTGTTGTCGATTGAAACAGAATAGCGAACCTCTGTCTGCATCGTACCTACATTCGTTGTGATGGTGAAGCCTAAGATGATTGGATATACCGTATCATTCAGCTTGGCAAGGTTCTTATCAACGTCTTGGATAGTCGTAATCAAGCCATCCGGCAATCCTGTTGCTGCATTGATAACCTGCCTCAACTCTGGGTCAAACTTTGAAAGAGTCAATGTATCGTCTGCCATCTTCTCGTTGGTTACAGACTGGTCATGAAGCTTAGATGTGTCCACGGCAGAATCTGCAATTTTCCGATTGGTTACATTCTGGTCCTTGATGGTTCGCTCATCAACAGATTCATCACCCAGTTTGGAATTAACAACGTTCTTGTCAGCAACCTTTGCAGTTGTTACGCTATCATCATTCAGCTTCTCTGTCGTAACGTTCCCGTCTTTAATTTTGGCAGTCACAACAGAACCATCCTCCAACTTTTCTGTAGTAACCGACTTGTCATTTAACTTCTCGGTCGTAACATTCAGGTCGGCAATCTTTTTTGTAGTAACACCAGAATCTTGCAGCTTCTCTGTTGTTACATTTTGGTCTGCAATCTTCTGAGTAGTAACATTTCCGTCCGCAATCTTTGCTGTAGTTACAGAACCATCAGCCAGCTTTCGGGTGGTGATATTACCATCCTTCAACTTCTTTTCGGTGACAGACTGGTCGTTGTAATCGTCAGTCTTCATCAACGGCACCATCGTACCGAGTTTCGGATCTTCTCTAAATGTAGGCATATTTGATTTCTTTTGTTTCTGATGAAGTGAATATCTGAATCTTTACGGTATCGGGGATCACCCGAAGACGAAGTTTGAACTCGCTGGTGTTCTTGTGGGCACGAATGGGAACCCGAGGCTTCTTGCCATCGCCCCTATCCTGTCTGATTACCAACTTTCCAGGGCGCTTGAGTGTAATCATTAGGTAGATGTCACGCTGCAAGGTTATCTCCGGGGAGACCCATGCAAGCTCTTCTTCGCTATAATTCGTAGATACATACTCCATGATTTCTTTATTTTGATGTTTGACTAACGCCTAGCTGCTGCAAGGCTATCGTGTACATTTGCGTAGCCTTGGTATCATCGTAGGCTGAAAGCAATAAGAAGGCGAGATAGTAAATGAAGGCATTCTTCAAGCGGTCTGGGATATCTACATCTGTAGAATCGGACGTGCTTACGTTCTTCGGAACACCCACAAAGGAAATGACTGCTTCCGTAGGCTTGGGCTGCAAGAGGATTCTCAGAGGATTCTCACGCATGATAGCCGCCTGTGGTCGGTCGATGGTTCCCTTTGCCGTATCATCAAACATCATGACAGCCTCATCTTGGGTATCTTCTATAGGCACTACCGCCTTGTACCAGCCATTGCCACGAATGCGAGAGATGTTGATTACCTCGGTATTGGCATCCATCGTGACTACTCCGATGCTTCTCTGGGTATCGTAGTCCTGCACTTGGAGGGTGGCAGAAGAAGAACCTATCTTCTTGGAATCAACCAATGCAGCAGAGGATGATGCGGTAACGGCAATCCAATGCAGGGCATCGTTGATTTTTGCCTTGATGATGTTGTCCATATACAAATCATCCTTCTCATCTGTGATTGATGAGAAGTTGTTGGATTCCTCGTCTATGCACCAACGAACTTCCTTTATGATGTCTTCTACCTTCATTTCACCTTATTATATATGTTACTCCTTCATGTAGTTCGGGAAGTCATAGTTGTGCTTCTTCGCCCATTCCAAAGCGCTTGATGCCGTCTTGAACATTCTTGAACCCTCACGATTGTCTTCCTCGTTGACGAAAGCAAGGAGATCGGATGCCGTGACTACAGTAGGAACCTCGATAACAGAATCCTTGGTCTTGGCAGGAGCGGTTCCATTTTCCTGCTCTTCATTCTCTTTCAATCTGTCTTCGATGGTCTTCTCAGAGCGAATGAGCGTAACAAGCCCCTTCTGGAACAATTCACTGTTTTCGAGCAGATTCTGAGCATACTCATTCTTCAAGATAAGCTCGGGTTTCTGCTTGGTGATTACATTACCTCGCTCGAAGTTATAGCGAACGGTTACGCCATTCTTACCCTGCAGGATATGGCTTACCGTGTTTCTATTTGCATTATATCTATAAGTCTTAATCATATTTCTAAAAGTTTAGTTTGAATAACAGGTGACCGGCATCAACCAGTCACTTGTTATTCTGTGCATTACTAGGCAGCTACCAGCTGACCCGAGAAGAGTTCCCATTTACCACCCTTGTAGATGTAAACATTCTCCTTCTCGTACTTGGTTGTACCACTACCACCATTTGGCGCCTCGTAATCGGCTGTCAATGCAACGATCATACCCTCACGTGGAGTCTCAGGCAACCTGCTCATGGAGATAATGTTGTTGATAACGCCAGATGCGCCAAGAGCAGAAATCTTCGCCTCTGGACCGACAAGAATACTGTTGTAGCCACGGAGCGCTATGCAGTCTGCCTCCCAGTGCATGTAGCGCTTAGCCAGACGTGGGTCGTAAGCATCCTTAGACAAGTCGTTGGTGCGCTCTTTGCTCTTCTCCTTGACGTAGTGACGAGCACCCTTGAAGTCAGCACCAATCATGCAGTCTTCCAAGTCCATGTAGTCGAGTGTGCTGTCCCAAACGAAGTTGAGTGTACCATAGCTGCACTTGAACTGGTTGAAGGTGATATCGAACTCCTTGACGGTAGAGAACATAACATCACGACCCTTAGGAAGCTCAATCTTCATCAGACGCTCGATAGCGTTCTTGCCGCAGAAGAGATACATTTCATCAGACTCGGCAAAGTCTGTGAACATCAGCTTGGCGATAGCGATAAGGTCAGCGAATGTATAGGTGTCGCCGATACCATAGGAGTTGGTCAGCTGATTGATGATACCCTCGGCAGAGTAAGCGTACTCCTGTGCGCCATCCTTGGTTTCCATCAGGAATTTGAGCTTAGTACCATAGAGGTAGCTTCGCTCTTGACGAAGCAAGAACTTGGTGAGAGCATCTTCCTTCATGTCGGCAACAGTATGAGGAGCCTTCTTCTTAATCTTCTCGAACTCCTCGGTGAAGATGATGGAGAATGCACGCTTCTGCAAGTAAACCTCCTCAGAACGAGGCTGATAGTTCTCTGGCGGAACATTCATCTGGCTCTCGGAGAGGATGGTGGAAGCGCAGAGAATACGACTGTTGGCAGGGATAGCTGGGCAACCCATCGTATCGAGCGTTTCGCCAATAGTGCCCTCTGTCTCAGCTGGACCATTGAGCGCCTGCAAAGTAACCTCATCCTTGGTCTTCTCAACAACCAGGAGATTCAAGCGACCATTCACCTTTGTCTTGGAACCACGCTCGTAACCAGGAACAGAAGGAACAATAACGGTGCTACCCTTGTAAAGAGGAAGAAGTGAACCAGAGAAGTTTGCCTTGGTAAGCTTGATTGTGCCGCCAGCCGCAGCTGCCTCAATCGCATTGGTAGTCATACCGTCAAGGGTATCACCACCAACACGAGCGTGCTTCTTCTCGTAGCTGTTACAAGGAACACTCTTGGTAACCTTGCGGATAATCTGCAACAAAGGAGTGCGGAAAGGGCGATACTTCTCTACCTCACTATCCCAATCCTCTTCGGCAAGACCACCCTTGCGAATCTGGGTAGCAGAACCCTGTGTGCCGGTCAAATCCTGACCTTCGGCTCTACCACCGGGCGCCAATCGGTCTGATACGTTTGGATCAACAGGCTCGGTTGCAGCATCAGCCTTAGATGAAGGCTCATGTCCCTCGTCACCAATCTGGGTAGTCGGTTCAGCTGTATCTGCCATAGCGAGAACGCCACCGCCAGTTACCACGGCAAGAAGCATCAGGACCATCTTGAAGACGAACTGAGCACTTGTGAAATTCTTAAAACAATCTTTCTTCATTTTATACATATATTTATGGATTAATTATTGTAAGTGATACCTTCGAAGAAACCGCTCTTTGGAGCCTTCTTCTGCTTTACAGGTTTGTTACCAGCCCCCGAAGTAGATAATGCAGGAGGAATGCCCTCGCTTGATGATGAGCGGACCTTATTCTGAATCTTCTCGTTTCTAGCCTGCATAGCCGCCTCGTCTCGGGCAGAGGAAATATCAGAATCGTAGTTGTTGGCATTATGGAGCATCTTCCAAACGTCATCTGGGATGTCACCACTCTCTACCTTGTCGTGAATCTCGTAAATCTGCTTCCACATATCGTCCACCTCATCAGGGTAGAGATTCATTAAGCGTTCATAAGACTTTTGCATATTTGCAAAATTTCTATCGGCAGCGGCGTTCTGTTCAGCCACTTCCTCGTTATGCTTGGCGAGAATCTCAGCGAGTTTCTTGCCGCCTTCAGGATCATCAAACAACGTCTTCACGTCAATACCCAAGCGAGCCATCGCATCAAACGGATTGTCATCCGGATTCTTCTCCATATCCATCGCCAAGGCAGCAAGCCACTTGTACTTATCGAACACCTTAGACAACGCCTTTCCGCTCTCCTCGTATCGTTCGAGTGTATCAGCATCACCGTTCATTGCGGCATAGCGAGCTTCCTTGTCCTCGAAATCAATGTCGGCATGGCGCTTCTTGAATCGGTCGGAGAAAGCCTTACGGTTAGGGCGATCCTCTACTGGTGGAGTCTCTTCCGCAGCCTGTTCGGGTGAAGGAATCTGCTGTTCAGATTCTCCACCTGCATTCATCTGTTCTAATTCTTCCTTTGTCATATTTTAAACTGTTTGAAACTTTGCGGCAAAGATGCAAAGAAAATGCAATTATATTTCCGTGTTTCCGTGACAATAGGCAAACGCACGGAAACACGGCAAAGAAAAAGTGATTTAAGACTATTTTTGCGCCTATAAATTAATAATGTGTAAACAAATATGGTTAAGGCGAAATTATTAACACTTAGCAAGGTGATGCCTCAGCGCAACAGATACGATTCTGTTAAGGCTCGAAAGAAGCGGCAGGAGCACGGAAAGGACTGGGAACTGCTGACCCGATGCAAGAATGCCTGGAACAATCTGAGCGGCGTGAGGGAGACCCGAGCAAGAACGATGAGATACTGCAACGGAGACCAATGGAGCGACACCATCAGGGTGTATCATCACGGCTACTGGGAGGAAATGACGGAACGCACCTATATGGAGCGGCGCAACCAGACCCCTATGAGCAACAACATCATGATCAGTATCTTGGAATCCATCGCAGGACTCTATGCCAAGCAGGGTACGGAGCCAGTATGCTTTGCAAGAGATAATGACTCCCGACAACTGAGCGACATGATGAGTGCTACGATGCAATGCAACTGGCAGACCACCGGTATGCAGGATTTGCTGAATCACCTCATCAAGGACTACTTGCAGGGCGGTCAGATGTTTGTGAGGGAGAGCTGGGAAGACCGAGAACTGGAAATGCCTGATGCTTGGACGGACGCAATGGAACCTGACCACATGTTCTTCGAATGCGGAAGTGACCCAAGACACAATGACGTTTGTCTGATAGGCTGTCTGCATGACGTAAGCAAGGAAGACTTGTATCAGAAGTTTGCCCGCAGGGAATACGGATTGACGGTTAATGACTTGAACAGTATCTTTGACATTCATGATGTAGATGATAGCAGTTATGGCTACGAGTTTAACGAAGAGAAGGCTTTGGAAAATCTCAGCTTCGATTATACCAACAAGGGAAGACACTACGTAAGAGTGATTGAGGTATGGACCACGGAAACCAAACCGAGACTGCAATGCTTCGACCCTATTGCCAAGAACATGAACAATGCTTGGTTCCGTGTGGATTTGGAAGACACGGCAATGATAAACAAGCTGATTCAGGAGAACGAGAAGCGAAAGAAGCAGTATGACGAATACGGTGTGCCGGAAGAAGACCGTGCCTATATCACATCGGAAGATCTTTCAGATAAATACTGGTACTACACCTTCATGGCTCCTGACGGTACGGTTCTTTGCCGTGGTGAATCTCCTTACGATTTCAAGAGTCACCCATACACCATGAAGCTTTATCCTTTCATCAACGGAGAAATTCATCCGTTCATGACCAACGTGATAGATCAGCAACGCTACATCAACCGCCTGATTGTGATGAACGACATGAGTATCAGAAGCAGCTTCAAGGGATTCAAGATGATTCCTACAACCGTACTGGGTGGAAGGACACCAGAGCAGTTCATGGAAGAGGCAATAGAATACGATGGATGGATATTCTATACACCAAAGAGAACAATGCCAAACGTGAAGCCAGAGATTATTACTTCGAATGCGGTAAATATCGGAACCAACGAACTCTTGCAGATAGAACTGAACCTTATCAGAGAGGTAACCAACGTAAGCGGTGCCTTGCAGGGCAAGACTCCTTCGGCTGGTACATCGGCTGCAAGATATGCCCAAGAGAGCCAGAACGCAACCACTTCGCTCTACACCATCCTATCCGATATGGAGATTTTTACGGAGAAGCTGGCAATGAAAAAGTGCTCAGTTATCCAGCAGTTCTACGAGGACGGAAGAAAGATTTTCAACAAGGACGGTCTGAACACCTACAGCTACGACAGGCTATCAGCAAGAGACATTCACTTCAAGATAAGCATCAAGAATGCAGCGGCATCTGCTGCCTACAACACCTTACAGAATGATGACTTGAAGGAGTTGCTGCAAATGGGTGCAATCAACCTGATTCAGTACTTGCAGAACGTGAACAAACCATTTGCCGACAAGCTTCTTGCCAGCGTGCAGGAACAGCAGGCGCAGTTGGAACAGATGTACCAGCAGCAACAGGCTATGGCTCAGCAGCAGGGCGGCGGTCAGGTAGAGAACGGCATCGTACAGGGTGCAGACCAGAACGCAGTGGCTCAGGCTATGAGCATGAACAATCAGTATTATCAAACAGCATAAGGTATGGCAGTAACAGAACAGACGATAACAATAGGGTATGCCGACATCAAGAGCAAGGTGAAGAAGCATTTCTCCATCATCGGAAAAAGATTTTCCGACAAGCAGGGGAATATCCTCTTTACCGGTGTTACCCTATCCTCGACCGAGGAAGACATCTTGAAGCAGTACGTGAAGGATGCAGCAGAGACATTCGTGGGTAACTTCGCTCCACTGATAGCTAGCTACACGGACAACACAGATGATGTGGTATTCACCTATCAGCGAAACAGAGTGAGCGATGGAAAGGCAAACGCATTCTGTAGTCTCTTCAAGGGCTATGCGGTAGATTACGTAGCCTATTCTGTGCTATCCATGACCTATGCTGATTCTGCAAGGAAGTATGCAGACGATATGACAAATCATGTGAACTCTGCATTGAAGCTGATCTTCCAGAAGGATGCGCCGGCATCTGTAAGCGGAAACCTGACTGATATGACAGGAGAAGTAATTTTGAACTAAAAAGATAAAGCTATGATTATAAAATTTCAAATTGTAAAGTCGGTGGTGATTGGAGCCGTGAAGAGAGCCACCTACCTGAAGGCAAAGGTGGATAGTGCGGCTGACGAGAAGGCTATCAAGTTGGGATTCAATGAGGCTGCTGGTGATGATGAGGTTCACGAAGCAACACTCACCCATGATTTTGATACGGCACTGGAGATTGTGAAGACACTTCTTGCCGAGTATCTGGTACCGAATGCGCAGACCATCGGTGACAACATTATCTACTACGACTCCAAGACGGATGATGTGGTAGAGTTTATCATCAATGCCTCCAGAAGATGCAACGGAACCTTGACCGATACACTTGCCCGACTGGTATCAAAGTATGTGGAAGACTACGTGATTTTCCAGTGGTGGTTAAAGACTACCAATCTGAAACAGGCAGAACCTTATCAGGCTTCACTCAGCATAGATGAGCAGAGCATCCGCAGATGTTTCGTACTGAGCGGTCCAGTAGTTCCAACCGTTCCTTACACCCAGCATCTTACTGCCAAGGTAGATGGAAGCTGTGGTGATGGAGCTATCACGATTGCCCTGGAGGAAGAGGACGTGATTATCTCCTACTCTATTGACGATGGAGCCATTGATGATATTGAGGCGAGAAGCAGCGACCCGAGCATCGTTGAGATTCAGCGCAGCCCAGACCCTTATACCTTCGCCCTGAAGCCAAGGAATACCGGTGTGGCAACCGTCACCCTCTTCTCCCGACACAGCGACAACTTGAAGACTGAGGTAGAAGTAACCGTAGCAAAGGAGGTGTAAGATGGAGTTCAACGCATTACACCCAACACATTTTATCCGTGAGAGAGGATGGAATCCCGAGCCGAATCCTTTCCTCCCGAAGCCTCCTCGCCCGGCACACAAGTACTACAGCAAGCACATCTTCATTTATGCCAACCAACTCTTGTATGATATTGATGCAGCTACAAACATGGTAGGCAGGGCAAGACGAGGCAACCAGACCAATCAGGAAGACATCATCCCAACCAGTGAGAACGACAGGGAAAGACCGCTCTTCTACCGCTGGTTTGACAAGTATCTGAAAAAGGCAGAAGGAATTCTCTCTGCCTATGTGATGAAGCCGCAGGGAGTGGTAAGAGACAACGCCTTGAGGGAATGGGACGAGAAGGAAATCTGGCTGAATATGCCCGACTACTGGGATGATACACGGTATGACGAGCTGGTGAAACATATCCACAGCTACATCGTGGCAGGTGCTCTCTACGAATATTTCCTGCTTACGCTTACCAGTAAAGACCCGCTTACCGTCTCGAAGCAGGAGGGAATGAACGATGAAGAACTGGAAATACTGGATGCAGCGAGTGCCAGCAAAGCAGGAATGCTGGTTCATCCGCTGAAGCCATTTGGATAAAAAGGAAGGAGAAGCTTATGGGAGAGTTTGATGATATTAAGTCGGTAAGAGAAATCGTGCAGGAGAAACGTGAGAAGGCAAAGAAGATCCTGCCAGTGAGCAAGAGCGCACAGAAAGAATTTATCCGTGACTTCCTAGCCCGACATCAGGATAAGTTTGAGGATTGTATGAACCAGTTGGCAGAGTACGACCCGAAAACATACGTTACCATCTATGCCAACCTGACCAAGCACATGATACCAAAGCAGAGCGAGGTGAGCGTGACCCATGGATTGGATGAAGACTTCAAGCAGTTGGCTGCGCTGGCACAGACCAAGACCGACAATAACGCCTTGGACGTGACTCAGGTGCCACAGATACAGGATGCAGATTTTGAGGAGATAAAGGAATTGGGCGATGGCATTAGTTAGGGAAGTAGATATTGATGAACTCGTAGCCGAAAACAAACGGCGATACGATGAGATTTACGGAACCTACAACCCTTGGACGGGTGAAGGCTGCTATGATTTCGAGCACAGGGAACTGCTCGAACTGCCCGACTTCATGATCAAGAAGATGTGGGTTCCCAGAGAATGTATGCGCACCTTATTATATAGGGGGCTGAAACAGTTGGGCAGCATGAAGGAGTACATCATCCGGGTATGGGGCAAGGAGTATAACGAGAAGAGTTACTACACCAAGCAGTTGAAGATGGTGCTGACATTCGAGATTATGAAGGTGAGATTCAGGGAAGACCCCGAGTTTGCCCTGTTTGCTACCGACAAGATTGAGGATAAGGTAACTGGTGACATGATTCCTTTCAAGCTGAACTACCCCCAGCGCAAGCTCTTGAAGATTTTCGAGGATTTACGAACCAGCGGCAGGGCTATCCGAGTGGTGATTCTGAAAGCCCGACAATGGGGCGGCTCTACCCTCACCCAGCTCTATATAAAATGGTTACAGGATTTCCGCAAGGACGGATGGAACGCCATCGTACTAGCCCAGCAGAAGAATACGGCAAAGAAAATCAAGGCGATGTACAGAAAGGCACTGGAGAATCAGCCAGGCTGGACCATCGGGAGACCGGGAGCCAAGCTTCAATTCTCTCCTTACGAGAACTCGCCTGATGATTTCCAGGTGACAGACGGAATGAGGGCTGTAAGAAGAAGTACACTGACCGTGGCATCCTTCGAGAACTTCGATTCCGTTCGTGGTAGCAACTTCCACTGTGCCCACTATTCTGAGGTTGCCTATTGGAAGAAGACCCCAGAGCATGATCCTGAGGGCGTGATTTCTTCTATCTCGGGTGGTATCAGAAATCAGGAGGATAACTTGGAGGTGTTCGAGAGTACCGGCAAGGGTAACTCTGGCTTCTTCTATGAAAAATGCCAGTTGGCGATGGACCCGAAGAACAATGATGCCTATTCCTTCCTATTCATCCCTTGCTTCTTCATCGAGCACGATATGGAGGAAGTGAAGAGCGAACGAGCCTTTGCCAAATGGCTTTTGGAAAACAAGGATAAGAGTACCAACCCGAAGGGCTACCGAGAGACAGGAAAGTTCTTCTGGCGAATGTGGGAGAAGGGAGCCTGCTTTCAGGCTATCGAGTGGTACAGAAACTTCCGCAACAAGTTTACCACCCATTCCTTCTGTGCTACCGAGGCTCCAGTGGATGAGGAAGATGCCTTCCGAAACTCTGGTAATCTGGTCTTCAACCCATACTCTATTGATGATTTGCAGAAGAAGTACAAGCGTGAGCCAATCTATACCGCCGACATCATCATTGACGGTAACAAGAATGAATCTTCCATCGAAAAGTCGAAGATAAGCATCCGAACAGATGGTGATGGAGACTTGAAGATCTGGGCAGTACCGAACTGTCTAAAAGTGGAGAACAGATACTTGGTGAGTGTGGATATTGGCGGTAAATCCTCGACTTCCGACTATACCGTGATGACGGTGATAGACAGATTCGACATGATGCCTTCCATCAAGGGCAAGCCGAAGGTGGTGGCAAGATGGAGAGGACACGTAAGACACGGCAAGCTGGCGTGGATGGCGGCAGCATTGGCGCATTACTACGATGATGCACTGCTGGTAATCGAGAGCAACACGGCTGATAGAGAGAAGAACAACAATACGGAAGGCGACCACTTCGGAAGTATATTGAACGAGATAGCCGACTATTACGATAATCTGTATCAGCGCACCACAAGCCCTGAGGACGTGAGCGATGATGTGCTTGCCAAGTATGGATTCCAGACCAATAAGCTGACGAAGGGTTGGGTGATTGATAATCTGGAGCAGTTTGTGGATGATATGCTCTGGGATGAGCCAGACAGGGAAATGTATCATGAGCTGAGAATCTACGAGCGGCATGATGATGGTAGTCTTGGCAATATCGTGGGCAACGGCAACCATGATGATGTATTGATGAGTACTGCCATCGGCTTGTGGGTAAGCGCCAACGATATGGAGAAACCAAAATGGAAACAAAAGGAAAGAGCAAGCAGCGGTGGCGATGGCGTTCATTCTGCTGCAAAAATTTAAAGATATTGAGTTATGGAGAGAAACTTGGATAGAAAGACTTTGAGTTTCAGCAAGGGTATGACGAACGTGCCGAGTGACTTGCTGAGTGAGGATAGCGAACTTGCCTATTCGCAAAACATCATATATAGGAATGGCGAAATGGTCCCGATTCAGAAGATGGAGCCTTTCGGAACAGTTACCGGCACTATCCTGTTTGTGCATAAAATGGCAGACTTCGAGAATATCATTACCTATGACAGAGACCCCGGAACAAACAAATATACCATCAGATGCTACAAGAAGAGCGACCTCAGCACTCCGATTGGAACTTTTGAGGGTAATGGAGAAGTGAAGGATGCACAGGCGGTGGGGAATACGCTGGTAATCTCTACCAGCAATGGGCTTGAATACATTAAGTTTGCTGGTGGAAAATACAAGTATCTTGGGGCTGATTTGCCTGAGCCAGAAATGAAGTTTGGGTTTGACGTTAGCAATGAACCGTTGCCAAAGACGGTGATCAATAACATTCAACCATTCCTGGGGGGATTCGAAAGAATTACGTGTTCTATCAATCAAGATGGTACGGTAAATCCTGAAGGATCAGGAAAATTTTATTATATGTTAGAAATCCCGTCTGATACCGACAAATACGACAACTTGCAAACGGCAATCAAGGGAACTGCTGCCCAAGCTGTCAATATTGTAAAAGAAAACAATTATTTTATATATCCTTTCTTTTTACGCTTCGCTTTAAAACTTTATGATGGAACCTATGCGAAGATTTCAAATCCTATCATTTGTTTTCCTTCTGCAAGAAGAAGTGGAAATTTTAATTCGGATGGTCTTCTAGAATCATCACAATCTACTCGCTACTATAGTATAAGGTATGAACCATACTATGGGAAAATGCGTTTTAGCGCAAGCATTAAGAATCTCAGCCAATGGGATGATATTGTAAAAGAGGTCGTTGTGTTTGCAAGTGATGATGTTGCACAGTTCAATATTGACGATGATTGGACTTTTAAAGACCCAAAAGATTATGGCGGTATCAGATATGACGGTATGGTCTCAGACAATTATCAGAAAATAGGATTTTTCTACAAGCACATATATGATTCAGACTACAATAGGTTTCTACATACTCCACTTAGATGCTTAATCGTTCCTAAAAAATACAAAACAGACGATGAAATCGTAGAAGAGTTGACAAACAAGACGCAATATTATAAATTGTTCTCACTCAAAATTGGTAGCAGTTACCTAGATGGTCGTACCTATAATGCTGAAAAGGTAATAAAAGACCATACAGTTGAAAATCTGACTTCTCAAGAGCAGTTAAAAAAAGATGATTACTATGGTTGGGCAAAAACTACAGGTAACAACCTGTTTGTTTATAATAACAGAATCAACCTATTAGGAATTAACAGATACCCTTTCCGTGGCTTTAGCTACTTTACTGCTGCTCTAGGCTCAAACGGCGAAGGTTTTACATTTTATACCCATATCGTAAGTGATACAATGGATGCCTGGGTAAAATCAGACAATAATACAATCCCTGAAGGAACCATACCGGGCTGGCTCTATTATCCAGACCCTCACGCTACGGAAATGATTATCAGAAGGACTACTTCTGATTTGGCAGGAATCCGTGTCAAGCTATCTCAGCATCCTATGCTGAATGGAGCGTACGCTTTTATTTCGCTTCCTTCCAATGATGAAATATCGGGGAATGTAGCTGCGCCTACGGTTGATACTAATGCTTACGAAACACTTGATTCCCAGATTTTCACTTCCGTAGTGAACAATCCGTTTGTATTTGAGGCATCAGGCGATAACACTGTGGGTACTGGCAAGATTCTTGGTATCGTGGCTAATACAGAGGCGGTAAGTCAGGGACAGTTCGGTCAATATCCTCTGCTCGTCTTTACCGATGAAGGCATCTATGCCATGAGCGTGAATGCAGAGGGTCTTTACTCCAGCATACACCCTATATCCAGAGAGGTTTGCAATAACGCTGATTCCATCACCCCTACCGACAAGGTGGTTTACTTCACTTCCGAGAAGGGATTGATGGCAACATCGGGCGGCGAGGCGATTTGCGTATCGGGGCAGTTGAGCGGTGGAAAGAATAGAGGATTGCCAAGCGACTTCCTACCTTTCAAGACTTTCTTGGAGAACTGCCTGATAGCCTATGACTACAAGGCTTCGCTGCTGAGAATATTCAACAAGAAGACCAGCTATCACTATCTATATAATATGGTGGATAAGATTTTCTCTATCTCCCACAACTATACCAGCAGCAAGATTTTCTGTAGAACGGTAGCCAACAACTACCCCGACAACCTTGTGCAGTTTGATGATAGTACCGTTTATTCCCTTACCAACATTCCATTGGCAGAGGATGATGCCAACGACTATGACTGCGTAATGACTACCCGACCTTTGAAACTGGGCGGCTCTACCATTCTGAAATCATTGAGGGGCTTGAAGCATCTTTTCGATTCTGATGCCGGCACGGTAAGTGTAACGGTCTATGGCTCCAACAACGGCAAGGACTGGGCTGTGCTGAAGAGTCTCTTCGGCAAGCCGTGGAAATACTTCAAGCTGGAGTATTCTTTCAAGAACTTCAAGGCAAGCGATTCCTTTGCCGGGTCCATCATAGAGACCCAGAGCAGAAGGGAAGACAAGATAAGATAAATCCTTCCATAAGTTTGATAACATCAAGAAGGCGGATACTCGTGATGAGCAGTCGCCTTCTCCATTAAAACACTAACAAACTTATGCTGAACGTTTCCGTTCTATGTAGATTATGAACCATTCCATCAAATAACCTATGAGGAAGCAATAAAGGTGGAGGCATCCGTTCACGTTGTCCAACAGCATCGTGAAGAGGATGAATGGTCCAGCCTTCCTGATTGCATCTTTCCATCGTCCAGTCATGCCCCACATCACACCGAAGACGGCGAAGAGGAACCCAGACAAACCCATCGTTGGCTCGGTAACGAACATCGGCAGATAACTGGCTGCTATGGCTACCACAAAAGCCTTGACAGGCGAAATCCTACCCTTGATCTGCCAGAGTACCAACAGATTGATGGCAAGATGAAAGCCATTGACGTGAGAGAAGCTGTACAGCAGATGATTCTCCCAGGGGCATCCGTGATAGAAACCTATGTGGCAAGTGCAAAGAATGATACAGATAAGCGAAATGAACGCCTTCAATCTGAAACTATTCATGCTTACCATCCCTGTAACCTTTCCCATATCGCTTGCAATTATAGAAAATATCCTCTGCAGAACGAGGAGACAGGAAGAACTCTGGGGCTGGCTCTCCTACCAGAAACTGACAGATGAAATGGAGCGACTGCCCGATAAACTCCTTCTTCTGAGATACTGCATTCAATCTGTCGAACAGAGAATAGTACATTCTCCTTCTCGGTTCCGTCATGGCATCCACCTCAGAGAAATCGCCTACTACCATCTTTCTGAGTTTCTCGAATGCCTGTTTGGGATTCACGTAATATCTCGGTGCGGGATGAGATACTATCTTCGCCCACGCCTCCTTTGCGGTGTGGCAGGTGGGTGCTACCTCACGATAAGTCTTCATCAGGTCTTCCCGTTGCTTTTCGGTCAAGCTATAATTGGTTTTCGTCATACGCTTTACTCGTTAAATCGTACTGCAAAGGTACGAATAATCTAGAATACATCCAAATAAATAATATATTTTAATATTTTGCTCACTTTTTATGGTTTTGTGCAGGAATATTTTTATCTTTGCACCGACTAAAACATTTAGCTACCGTTTTCTAATAAACAGCAACTATATCAACGATATTAACATAAAATTGAAACAAAAATGAAAAAGAGTATTAACAACGCTCTTTCAGAAGAAGAGCAAGAGCTGGTTCTGCAAGGTTTGCTGAGCCGCAAAATTTGGAGATTCTATGAACTCCTGGCAAAATGGGCACCCATACCGCTAATGTTATGGCACTGGTATGGAGTTTGGGACTATGGGTGTTATCCAAGACCTACCGTACTTGATACGGCTGATAACGGAAATTGTATCATATGGATTTACTTTCTTGCATACGTGTATATGCCAATCTGCATGATACCAGTGAGCTTCTTCTTCAGATACTGCTGGATATTCCGTATTCCGTTCTTTTATTTTTTCGGTATCAACGCTATCAGATTGTATTATCAGCACTGGCTCATCACTCCAGACCAACTGGAGATGCACCATGTATTTATCATTTTTACATTAATATTATATGCATATGGATTTATCAAGATCGCTATCACACGTAGCAAGTGCCGCATTCCAGATGTTTCAGAACGGAGAATGCGGATTTTCGGAAGAAGAAGAGAGAATAGTACAGAAAAATCTTCTGTACTGGATGGAAAGAAGACATCACTTTGATGAGAAGCTGGGAAGAGCCTGCATCGCCAATATCTACTATTTCAAGGATGATGTGACCAAGGAGTATGCTCCATTCTTCGGTTACGAGGAAATGAAGGAGGAGTACGACAAGCAGGCTTGGATGATTCCCGACTACACGATGTGGGATTTTGCCGTTACCATGAACAAGATGTTTGCAGAGAACATTGATGTGATTGGGAAATGGTCGAGAAGCAAGGAGACCTTGAAAAAGAGAATCTCCGAGCTATCAGTGAGTTTCCTCTGCGACGAGTCAACCAATCACCCCACCGATAAAATTTGGTGGTACATGAACAGTTAGACGGAAACACGGAAAAAGCTATCTGAAAACCCCTTATATTTGCGCCATTAATCAATATTAATGGTATATATGACAGAGATTATTCATACATTTTTGCAAGAGCACCTATACAGATCGGCATTGGTTATTGCCATCTGCATGGGTGCTCTTATCATTTCTATGGGCGTGGACCTGTTCTTTGGTATCAAAAAAGCGAAGGAGAACGGACTGGCTACGACAAGTACAGGATTCAAGAAGACTTGCGACAAGGCGAGGAAATACTTCTCTCCCTTCATGGTGACGGTCTGTATAGACCTGATAGCCTGTACGGTTCTCCCCTTTCCTGTCTTCTCTATGATATGGGCAGGCTATTGCGTGTTCTGTGAATTTGTAAGCGTAAGAGAGAAGAGCTGGCAGAAGGCTGAGATACGGAAGCAGGAGAAGACGGTAAGCATTCTGCTGGAGAACAAAGAGGACCTTGCTAGGGCTTTTGCCGAGATTATGAAGGAACTGGAAAAGGAGAAGGAGGGCAAGGTATGAGACTGATTGAGAGAATTTTCGTTCACTGCACTGCCTCTTCTCAGAAATGGGGCGTGAAGGAGCTTTGGGATGAGTTCAAGCGCAAGGGCTGGAAGAACCCCGGCTATCATTATGTGATTACCAAGGATGGTGCCATTCATCAGATGTTGCCGGTAGAAATGGTAAGCAACGGTGTGAAGGGATATAATTCTACTGCCATCAATGTTGCCTATGTGGGCGGTATCGACTCGAAGGGAAAGGCTGTAGATAACAGAACCAAGGAGCAGAAAGATGCTCTGGTTACTCTGCTTAAACAGCTGAAAAAGAAATATCCGAATGTGGCGATTATGGGGCATCGTGACATTTGGGGGGCAGACAAGTCGAAGTGGAAGAAGATGTGCCCTTGTTTTAATGCGAAAGAGGAATTTAAAAATCTATAGCGTATGAAGTGGTATGACATAAGATTTTGGAAATGGGCTTGCATCGGATTGGTGGTTGGAGTTATCCTGCTGGCATTCACTGGCTGCAAGACCAAGGAGTATGTGAAAGTTCCCGAGTATCATACTGAGTATATTGTGAGGAGTGATACTATCGCCAAAATGGATAGTGTGTATGTGAAGGATTCGGTGTATGTGTATCAGAAGGGTGATACCGTAGTGATAAGCAAGATTGCCTATCGGGACCGATACCGCAATATATATAAGGTGAAGCTTGATACCATCATCAAGCGTGATTCTGTTTCCGTGCCAGTACCAGTTGAGCGGCAGCTTACCAAGAGTGAGCATAGATTAATGACACTGGGAAGATGCTATATCGGATTTCTTTTCCTGTTGGCAGTATGCGCCATCGGTTTTGCCTTCTGGTATCACAATAAAAAGTGCTAGCTTATGGGAAAGATTAGCGAAGAACTCCAAATGATAGACTCACTCCTGATGGAATTTCATGAGCGGATTCAGTCGGGAAGATGTTTGACGAATAAGCAGCAGAACACGATGATGCTGAATTTCCTGCATCAGATTGCCAACAAGGATGAACCGATCAGTAAAGCTGAGGCTTGCAGTTATGTCCAAGTTTCCAGGGCTACCTTTGACCGGCTGGTGAAAGAAGACAGGCTCCCTAAGGGACGGAAGCGCAAGGGCTGGACCGAACTTGTTTGGTATGAAAAGGATTTGGATAAGTTCATAGATAAGTTGATTTAGGTATAATTTTAGGTTTTTGTTTTTATAGGTTAGAAGTTGTTTATTTAGCTGAAAAATCCCCACCCGGCTGTGAAGCTAGGTGGGGATTTCAGTTTTACTCGCCAAGAATATCCTTGATTTTCTTTTCGATGAACTCATTAGAAGTACTTTCCTTTATAAGGGCATCAACATCTGGCAGTTTGGCATCTACCTTATCTGCTTGCATTTTTGAGGTAAGCATACCCATTACCAGTTTCACCCAAGGGCTATTAGCCATGTTTGCCAATGAATCCTTTTTGATTTCATAGGCTTTCTTTAACTCTCCGTTATCACGGAAATATCTGAGCACTTCCGTCAATGCCAAGACAAAGTTCTTGTCTTGCATCGGGCTATTCTTCGCCTCTTCCAGTTTAAGCATTAGGAAGAGTAATGATGAATGTAAATCTGTTTTGTTCATAGTTACTTACTTTTAATTATTTACTTCTCTTTTCCAAGTTGCAACTATACCTGTTGTACTCATTGTATTTTGAAATAGTGATGATTCATTCAGCCTCTCTTGAATTACATCCCATTGTACTAATTCCCATCCATTAGAACCTTCTTTATTAAAGGCTTTTTCCATATCTAATGCCAAGTTATTTGTAATTTTGAAATGATATGATTCTAGTTTGTATTCATACTTCTTCATAACCGTTTATAAACTATTAAACATTTCTTCATTCAATTTCTTCTCGTTCTTCAAAAAAAACTCAGGAAGTGTTTATTAAAGTCATCGTCATCCATAAGGTTAATAAAGAAGAACTAAACAAACTTCGATAACAAAGGTGTTTTAAATCATTTGATGAGTCAATGACTTTATTAATCTCCTCTATGTTTCTAGATAATTTTGTTGCTTTGTTAAAAATATCTTTCTTCATACGCTACTTCTTTTTATGACAAGGGCAGCTCTCTGCGTGAATAACACAAACTCCGTGTTTCGTGTCCACAAACAGATAGCTATGCCCATTCTTAGTAAATACTGTTGTACTAAATTCTTTTGCAGGTTCATTACTATTAGCTAGAGAGCGGACACCCTCAAATATCAATGCACCTACAAGCAAACACAAGACGAACCAAACGGCTGACTTGATTAAGTTTAAAATCTTATTCTTCATACGCTACTTCTCCTTATCGAATTTATTGCCAACAACTTTGAATTTGAATACTGACAATATAGAACCTAAGAAATTCAACAAATGCCCACCACCTACAGAATCTTTAATAATGAAACAGCCATTCTCATCCCAAACAACCTCATAGGTCGCTTTTGTTTTTTTGCTTTGCAGAAGGTCGTGTTCCCAAATTTCATTACCCTTGCAGTCTTTCAGACCAGTAAACTGACAGATGGTAGAGGGGTCAATTGGTGATGTCAGCCGTTTCTCAAAGTCTGTCATCCAGACGTTATCTGAATCTTTGTGATGAACCAAATCACCTTTTATCCATTTCCCATCCAAGGTCTTCTTTGCCTTGAATTTTATGTTTTCTATTTTCATAAGCTATTTCTTTTAATCAAATTTATTACCAATAACAACCATATCTTCAGAAAGGTAGCGAACTAAGAAATCTTGCCCAAAGCAGAAAGCAGCAGCTTTACTATCCCAATTAATATCACCTCTTCTTTCCGCATTGTTATCTTTGTGCATAATCATATCCCCCTCATAGATAGGTGTTCCATTCTTGTCTTTCAGTCCTGTAAACTGACAGACAGTAGAAGGGTCAACTGCTCTCCAGGCATAAGTCGTTGCTGTATCCTCAATAATCATAGTATTATAAGATTCCTTTATTAAGCTACCGATTGCCCATCCTTTACCATCAAGACGCTTTGCCTTGAACTTGATATTTTCTATTTTCATATTTATATGTTTATATAAAGTCTGAATAGACTGTTGTTTTTACTTTATTAACTTTGTTGTTGTTATTGTTATTAAAATAATCACTACCTTTGCAGCGCAAATTAGAAACGAGGTAAACAGCCTCCTGGCGAAATCGCCAACAATAAAAGTCTCCTAGCCCTCCGCTCGAAAGACATTTTCCCCAGTCCAGTGCTGGGGTTTTTCTTTGTATGGCGGCTCCATGCAAGGTGCTCAAAGCAATTCCGCTTTTGTGTATAATGCTAGAAAGGAGGTTGTTGCCTCATATGTTTTCTAATTTGCAAAAGAAAGAGAGTGGTACTGAAGTTTTCTGTTGGTCTCGCCGCAGAAAGGATGGTACTATTGAGTACGCTCATGGTAAACCATTCCACTTCTTTATCAATAAGTAAATCGTAAGCTTACGTTTTAACTCTTTCGGGGAGGTGCTCACTGGAGACACCTCCTTTTTTATTTTAATTCTACTGGCTCATCTTGCCAAGACAAATCTCTTCCGATGAGCTTCTTGATGCTGCCATGAGGAAGTTCAATTATATCTCTATAACATTGAGGCTGATTTTCTTCTGCGACCCAATATTCTATTTTTCTTTCTGGTTTAAGATAATAAATATTCTCTGTACCATCTTTATCAACTGCTACCCATGCCATAACTATTCCTCCTCTACTTTTACTCCAAACGGAGTACCGTCGGCAAATGTATAATCATTAAAAATTCTCTCATAACTGAATAGAGAATCATTAATGCCAACTCCTACACCAGCCGCAACACTTGTAAGCATATAATACCCACATTCTGTATCTTTAAACTTCATCCACCCGAAAGGCTGATGTTTCTGCATCTCCTGCCAACACTCCTTAGCATTCTTAAATGGACGGTACTTGGTTTCTGGCTTGATTCGGTATAACTCTGGGTTTTCCAAAAATTCACGGATTCCGATTTCATCTACATCTTTCCACTCATCAAACAGAAACTGAATCTGTTTTCCTTCACAAAATGCCTGAATAATAGGCAGCAGAGTTTTTGCTTTTTCTCTTGTCATAATCAATCCTCCAACTTTTTTATTAGTAAATTACTTTCCTTATCAAATGGCTTGTAACCACTACGGAGATACCAATCTAGAACAAATCTATCAGATTCCTCTTTAACAAATTGTAATCCGATGGTTTTTATTCCATTCAACTTAGCTTGTTGTTCTGCTAGTTGTAATAGGCGTTGTGCAACACCATTTCTTCTATGAACAACATCTACCCAAAGTGCATATATTAGAGCATCAGTTTTGCCGAAAATATCACTAACATAAAGCGGAATGGATATTTGAACCGAACCAAGATTTTCTTCATCAGTTATTAAAATTCTGATTTCGTCCTTCCATGTCTGTTTTTGTATCATACTCAGTCCTCCAACTCTTTAAGTGCTCCTTCCAAGTAACCAACAATCATTTTTTCTTCAAATTTTGAATAATAGTTACCATTCATATAACGAATAGTCTTTTCAATAGCTGATTTTATTTTTTCTTTGTTCATTGCTTATCCTCCTTTTTTCTGATTCTTTCTATATGCTTTAATTGCGCAATACTTATGTTGCCATATCGTTTATACATACCTTGGAGATATGAAATATAGACAGCTAATGTTATTTTATCTGCGTTCATATTCTCTTCTTTTTACCACCTGCGAATGCTTGTGTCATGTTTATCGCAGATTTAATATCTTCGTACCTGACACCACAAACTGTTGCCACATCTTTAATTGCCTCATCCATTTTGAATTGCCTTGCCAAAAACTGATTATTCTTTATCAAGTTGACGATTTCGTCTTTCGTATGAATGCCTTTCCAAAATAGTTCGGTATGTGAGCCTCCTCTTTCTTCATCTACAGAGAACGGAACACCATAATTAGTATAAACCTCTCCGTGATGCTTGATGAGATGGCGACCAGGATTCTTTCGGATATTATTTATCCAAGTTTCATTGTCGCATTCGCACCACATTCCATATTCTGCCGAGGTCAGCACTTTATCGATGCCGATAGGATAATGACCGGAACACCCATTTGTTCCAAAGTAAATAATCTCTGCCATATTCTCTTCTTTTTACCCTTCTCCTGTAAAAGGGAGAAGGTGGTTAGTTACTCCGTAATTTCTGCGCCTAAATATGTATCCTAGCCCTCCACATCTTTAGTTGTACCAAGTAATTGCTCATTGCCCTCGAATGGGATGCAGTCGGAGAAATACGATACTTTTCCGCTACAGATAAGAAAGACGGAGCATTTCCAATCGGGAAACCCTTCATGGACACGAATAAAGAAAGCTGGTAACCACTTACTTTTCTTTCCACACCTTACCAGCACCTTGTCGAAAGTCTTGAATGGTGGCTGATCCTTGCCCTGCTTCTTGCTCTTCTCCCATAGGGTGCAAGCCTCTTGGAACGTGATGGCTTCGCCCTCTGTTGCTTCTCGCAATTCCTCGTGTACGCTGATACGCAGGTCGAAGGCTTGGTCGGTCACGAACTTCTCGTTCTCGATTTCGTACTGGTTGCCGAATGTCAGCGTGTCCTCGCTCTCGTTCTTGCCGATTAGGTTGCCGATGATGGTCAGCTCTCCGTCCTCGTCGTCCTCGTTGAAAACGTAGAGCATGCCGATTTCGAACGCTGGCTTCGCTGGCTTCTCAATCTCTAGGGTCTCACGGTTCAGCTTTCCGCCCAATCGCTTCTCGATGGATCCGATGTAGGTCTTGACTGCATCCTCGGTTTCTAGAGTGAATTTTTCTGTTATGGCATTGTCACATTCTCTGAGGTAAGTATATTCTTTCTTGCCATTTTTGCAATAATAATACTTACCTGCAAAAAATGTGTAAGTATCATCCGTAAACTTCTCGAAGATAATATGCGCAGCACCATCTTCGGTAACAAGCACGTCTCCCTTCTTCCAAGAGATTTTATTCCAATCACGCATTTCCTTAGAAGGTAGGAGAATCTGTAAACCATTAGGACATCCTCTTACAGTACCAAATTCGGAATAGCCACGATGGCAAGTAGTATTATTATCAGTCTCATTCGTACACCAAACTACTGTTTCTGTATCTGTAGTACTGATGGTATCTAACTCTACATCTATATTGTACAATAAATCATACAATTTTGTTCCTTGCGGTTTATCCTTTAGGATAGCCGCTACATTAATCTTTTTCTCCATAATCTTCCTGCAATTTCTTAATTTCTTTTACGAAAAGATTGACGTTAATGTCGCAATCTATCACTTCCTGGTGGTGCTTGACGGCATCTTCTATCAGATGTGTGAATGACTCGGTGAAGCCGCAAATGTGATCGCCCTCTATGCTATAGAGATAGCGGTTTGTATCGTAGTAGGCACACTGGCAAAGCTTGATGCCATTCTGTGATAACACCTCTCTGACTGCGGCGTTGTTGATGCGAAGCAATACCAGCTTGCTTTTTGAGGCGTAGTACTTGCGATATTTGATGCGGTCGTAGGCTATGACTGCGATAGCCAACAAGCATAAGATAGCTGTCACGATAGCTATGTCTGTCTGTAATGTATTCATAAGTTTGTTACGTTTTAATTATTTCTGTTCTTTACGTCTGTCTTGACGATAGAACTTCCGTTCTGCCATCTTCCGCTCTTCTTCGGTCTTGTAAAGCACCTGATTAACATCGTGCTGGCTCATATCTACCGACTGAATGCGATGGGTGGCAGGATCCAGACCGTTCTTCTCGCAATAGACCTCCCAGCCTTCCAAGCCAAGAGGCTTCTTCGCTTCTTCGGCTGCTTTTCTGATTTCCTCTACCCTTCTACGTTCATCGTCCTGTCTTCCACGTTCTGCCAGCATATCCTGCTCGTATTTGTTGAGCGCTTCGATAATATCCTGCGGATTGATGGTCGTATTGTTATCATCGTGCTTGTGCTGGAACAGCTTGCCGTACTTTCCATCCATGATGGTGACAAAGGCATAGTCCAGTTCGGTGGTGGTCCAATAGTGATACTTGGCACAGATTCTTGCGGCAAGCATCTGAACCTGATACTCCGTAACGATGTCGAAGACTCCAAGAAAGGTGAAAAGTTCTATCAGTTTGCCCTTGACCCAGCCAACAAGACTAGACAATCCTCTCTGCATGCGGGCGGAAAGCAAAGTGGTGCTGCTCTTGGTGCAGGCATCAGCGAAGGAAGTAGGGCGAATATAGTCCGACTTATCCTTGACAATCGGAACCAAGGATTCTTGCTGCCTTTGCTGCAAGATTGTTTGCTCTCTGTTGCTCATTACTCTGTACTGGATAAATTTCATCCTCCCATCTTGCTCCGTTCAGATAAGTGAGAGGGTGCATTCTGAATTGTTTTCTGGAACCATCTGATACGGAACCTGGAATAACCGTGTTCGCCACATAAGCAGGAACGGCTTGCATACAAAGTATCTGTTCGTGAGGTTTCATCCTATTCCACTTCTCTTCGGCTTTCTTGCGACCTTTCTTATACGCATAAGCATCCCAAAAGTCTTGGAAGGTTGGTATCACGATACTTCCATCAAAAGCTACCGGCAACCGCAAAGCTACCGATTCCACTTCTTCTTTCGGGAACATCGACTTCTCCTTGTAATACTTGCCGGTTGCCATGAATCTTGCGCCATTCACGAATGCTTCACGCAAGGCTTCGTTGTCGGGGGCATATCTGTTTGCCTCGGCATGGATTTCCTTTAATGTTTTCATAAGCTTGTAGTTTTTATGAGTTATACCCACCCCTTGTTGGAGTCTATATCCATCTGACAATACTTCTTTGCCAGCTCATCATCCGGCTCGGGAAGCGGAAAGCCTATGCAGTTGGCATAGTCGGCAACGTTTCTGATTACCGATGAGGCTTCTGCGGTATCGAGGAAACCAAGGGGCTTGAATTTTGGGTAGCCCTTGGAATCATACTCGCCAGTCATGAAGATGTGAGGGGCAACATTCTTCTGAATCTCACTGAGAGTCTGATAGAACGTCTGCCCTATCTGTCCGGATAGATACGTGATGATGAAGTTGAGATAAGCCTTCTGCTGGTCGGTGGCTATTGGATGAAACTTCTTGATTTCCAAACTATAGCCTGCTGACTTAGCCTTTTCTATCTCCTTCAATGCAGCCATATAGCTGCGAGGGTCATTTAAATTCTTGAATACTGCCATATCAAATAAGATTGATGATTTTTCCACTCTCGGCATAGTACGTTGGTACGCCTATTACCTTTTGGAACTTGTTTACTGCTATGATAGGATTGATGTGTCGGGCGGAACCATGAATGAGGATGATCTGGTTGGCACAATGCTCGGCATCACATTCCTTTAGCCAAGCGATGGAGTGCTCCAAACTCATGTGCGACAATCGAATACGGTCTGCCTGGCTGCGTGGTGTCTTGCCATCTGCTACTGCCTTGTCTAGGATTGCATCCGAATAGTTGCACTCTGCAAGATAGGTCTTGCAACCTTTGAGATAGAAATGCAGGTTGTAGCAATCCGTAGCGAAGAAGATGGTTCCATAAGATGGTTCGTGAATCAGATAGCCGAAGTTCTTGGCATCGTGCTCCACTTCGAACGGAGTAACCCCGAAGTTTCCGAACCTAAAGGTGATGCCCTCGGACATGGTATCTACGCCCGGATATTTCTCTGCCACTTCATCGTTGGATGAAACATTGATTCCTGCCTTTAGATACTCGGGGATATACTTTGAGTGGTCCCCATGGGCGTGACTCACGATACACCCTACCACCTTGCTCGTCTTATACCCGATAGCCTTCTTCACCTCTCGCAAGTGTATGCCTGCTTCAATCAGCAGGATTTCTCCCGAATCTGATTGAAGGGCATACGAATTGCCTTTTGAGGAAGAGCCTGAAATAATCAGCTTCATATTAGCTCAGCTTAAACTTCTTGGTTTCGGTCTGAGCCTCTGGATCCTCACCAGCTGGCTGCTTGATTTCTCCAGTCTCAGCATCAACCTCGAATACTTCCTTTGCCTCGGCAAATTCCTCATCTCGCTGCTGCTCAGCAGAAGGGGCTTCATCTATGTTGAGAATGTCGTTATTCTCGATGGAAAGCTCGCCCCATTTAGAGAGAAGTCTTCTCAGAACGGTCTTCAGCGCCATACTCTCGAAGTTGGAATACCAGCCCACGCCATCGCTTACTCCCGATGCAGCCTGCTTTAATGCCAGCTCTTTCAAGGTATCCGGTGTAGCCTTGTCGCTGAACTTGACGGTAGGGCTATACTGCTTGGCATAGAGACAGACTTCATCGAGCGACATATATAGAATCTTGAAAAATCCGTCCTTCTTCTTTATGTAGGCGAAGTAGCCGATAGGAACATTTGATGTACGGACGCCCGACAAGTCGAGATTACCGGTCACCTTGTCATAGCCCTTCAGCTCTCCCTCATATACCACATCGGAATTGATGGTCTCGTACTTGCCGGTACGCATTGCCAGCTGGAGATAGCCTTTAGTACCCACCACAAGCGTAGGAGTCATTACTCCATGGTTCTTGAAAGGAAGGATATAACACTGACCCAGCTGCTTGTTGAGCGGAAGATGCAGGGATGCTGCCTTCAGCGCCTCTGCCATGAGCGCATTAGGATTGCACTGTAGAAGCTTTTCATCTGATGTTGCCAGCTCCATCAAACTGGTGGTGAATGTTCCCTTATTCTCCTTCAAGGTGTTCTGCAAAAGGGTCTGGTAATAACTATTGTTCATTACCGCCTGGAAATTCTTAACTGCTACTGCCTTCTGTGAAGGCTGCTTTGCTACTGCTGTTTCTGCCATGATTACTTCTCCTTATCTTTTTTAAATTCTTTCGAAATCCCCAAAATGACAAGCGTTGCCATTGCCGCTCCCATTTCTGGAACATTGTTAATTACGCTAGCAGGAAGCTCTACACTATCATGCTCGTTAATCCACTCTTTTACGATGCTTGATGGTGTATTGTCTTTCAGACCGCCACCAAATGCAAGCATACCCCTTACAAGGTCTTTATCTACCTCTACTGTCAATTTAATATTTTCTGCCATGATTTATATTTTTAATAAACCTAAAATCCGCAAGCAATCTCAATGGCAATCTCAATTGCAGTAAAGAGCTTGAACACTATGCATCATGATAGTATGAGCGTGAATTTTGTCCGATTTGTGCATACCTTCCCCTTACCCCACAATGCGACTTGAGGCAATACGCAGATTAAAACCATAAGGAACGGACTTTATCCGAATCCAGTTTTGAAAGGTCTTGCATAAGCCCGGTTTTCAGTATAGATATTCAGCACGTATTGCCTTGCTGTCATGATCCACTTGGCAGGTACGGAGATGAAGCTGAAGACAAAAGCCTTTATGCGACTCGTTTCCTTGAGCCCGAAAGCCTTGGTGTCAAGCTTGCTAATGATGGTCTTATAGAAATTGTGTATCAATGCCGTAAGCAGAAGGAATACGGTGTTCTCTGACATGAACGACTTGGGGAGCCTGTTCCAGCCGAATCCGTTGTTCATATCATCGAATATACGCTCTTTGCCCCCACGCTTGTTGTAAAATTCGACGATGTCTCTTGTTGATGAGTCATAATCGTTGGTAAGAATGCATCTGTAGGTGTATTCACCTTCCCACAAGTCAAGCTCTCCATCCATGCGCTTTTGTCTCTGAATGACAAGACGATAGCACTTGCCTTCCCATTTCTCAACAAGAATGGAATTGAGTTCAAACTGGATGCCGTTGATTTCCTCCGTCTTCCATCCCCTCAGTGAAAACAAGTCATCGTAGAGCGAACTGCATCTGTTGGCGCGGATGTAGAAGTGCGTGCAATGCTTCTCTATCTCACTGACAATTTCCTTCGAGCACGAACCACAGTCGGCTCTGAAGCGATTCACACGGATGCAGTTGGCTTCCAGTAGGGCAAAGAATCTCTTGTGGGTCTCAGCCTGATAAAAGCGCACATTTGTGTTGCCATCGCTGTTCTCGACATAGACAATCATGTCACCGATGACATATACGCCAGGTCTGTAGCCGAGGAACTTCTTGTATGTCGGTTTTGCATCATACTTCTCTGTTTCAAGGAACTGATGGTCGAAATCAACATCGTAGGTTTCCACCTCATTCAGTTCACCAGTGGAAACCAAGGCTTTTATAAGCAAGGCGTTGAGCTTGTCTGCCGTATTGAAATCATAGGTCTTGCCCTTATCGGAAGTATATGAGATGTTTTCCTGTGTCAGTTCCTTGATGGCTCTGAGGATGGTATCAGAGCTGC